GACGACAAGACCATCACGGTCGATCACGTCGAGGAATGCAAGTGGCGCTTCCTGTTCGTTGCGGGGTGCGATAACGACACCCTCGTAATGGGCCGGGAGCATCCACACCTGATTGAGCAGATCGCTGGGAGGCTCGAAGCCCTCGTTGAAAAAGCCCTTTTCAACGAGAGACACCAGCTGCTCGTCGGTGAACTCGTAGAATGCGTCGACAGTCGTCGCACCGCCATCCATCTGATCGAACTCGACCTCGGTAATCCCGTAGGCGATCTCAGGCGATCCATAGGGAACCAGTCCCACAAGGCGACCTCGAACGTGGAGAACAGGTCGATAGTTGGACCTGGCCCCATGATTCGTGAAATACAAGGTGTCGACGAGCACCTTGATGTCGGCCTCACCCTTGACTTCGCGAGACTCAACACCTCGCATTGACAGTGCGTGCTTCGCCCAACGGTCGGAGCGCTTCATTCCTGTGACGGTACTCATGTGGTACCCCTTTCTTTGTTGGTTGGTGGATAAAGAAAATGGATACACCAACGCGATCAGCGCTGGCGCGACTTCTTCTCTGCCTTCTTCGCCCGCTTCACTGGCTCAGACAGCTTCTCGGACATCTTGTCAAGCGCATCGGCACTCGTGTCGAACTCAGCACGATCGACCCAACGACGCATCGCCGCAAACACCTTGTTCATACCGCGATGGCCAAGTGCGCACAGCCAGATCACACCGGCTGAGATCACGATCGTAATGAGCAGCATAGGAGCAACCCAGTACGCGATGAAAGCCTCAGTGCTGGGCGCATTCGCGCTCGTCACACCAAGACCGTCCTGGACAAGACGGCCCATGTTCGGAATGACCTTCATGGCACCCCACAGCATGATCCATAGACTGACGATAACCCACGACACGAGCCCGATCACTCGGGCCACGACATACATACCCATGCGAGCACTGCGCTTGATAGCGCCCTTCTCATCGAGGGTCATCGGGGTACGTGCGTTCTTGATAAGAGAAGACAGATTCATAACAGGTTCCTTTCGTAAGGGTAAGGGATTGATTCAAAGAGTAGAGAAACGAGTGGGACCGCACCCACTATTGCTCAGTAGGTCCGATCGCGTCCCGGAGCACCGGCCCAACCGGTGATGTCCGAGATCGAACCATCGCTATCGAGCGTATAGCGCATCGTGGAATACGACGTGCTCGTCGCCTTCCCATCAGAGCTCTTGGTCGTGATACCAACGACAGCAAAGTACGTGTACTTCGTACCGTCGACGTTCGTCACAGAGGTCGTGAAACTATCGAGAGACGAGTTCGCGCCCTCGTAGGCAAAGTAGGTCTTTCCAGACGAGTCCGTACGCCATGCGCCTGCATCCTCACCCGGCATAAACACCGTGAGGAACTGAGAGTTCTCATCCAGATGCCAACGGTCGATGAGCGCTTGTCGTGCAGAGATGTACTCATCCCCGCTCGACCACGTGAGCGCCTGCTTCATGATGGCCTTCACGGCCTCATCGTCGCTGTGCTTGCGAGCAGGAGACATACCGGTTGCTTCAGCCGAGACAGTCTCCTGGTGATCGACAGTCGACGATTCCAACGATGCAAGCTGCGATTGCAGCTGTTGCACCTGCTCAGCAGTGCGAGCATTCTCATCAGCCACATGATCACTGTGTGTTGCCGCAACACCGACACCGCCCAGAAGAATCGCACTTCCTGCGATCAGCGCACCGAACCGTGCGATAACAGGCGTCTTCTTGCCCGTCTTGTTCTCGTGCGTCATCTCAACCAACTCCATTCTCATGGGCCGTATCGTCACTGACAAGCAGTCGCGCACCGGCGCTCGTCACTCCCGTGTGAACACCGGAGAACGTTCCCGAGGCGGCATCGTACGTGGCCGTCGTCCATGCCAACAGTGTCCCGTCAGAGCTCTTGCACAGCCATGCGATCGGCAGTGCCGACGTGTCTGTCACGCCGTAGGTAACAACTGATTCCCACTGATACTGATCAGCGGGTAGCGCGCTCGTCTGACCCGAGGCATCCTTTGCGAGAGGCGCATACCAACGCACGGCAGCACCGTCAGGCACAAGCTCAGCGAGTCGAGCATGCAGATCGGCCACACGCTGCGCATCTGCGTCCGAGGTGCTCGTCGACCATCCGCGATACTCGTTCTGGAGGTCAGCCACCTGCTGGCTCTTCTCCTGGAGAGAATTCACAGCAGCCTTTGCTCCCTCAACATCAGGAACAACCTCGGATGCCTGCTGAGCCTGAGCAACCTGAGCAGTCAACGTTTGGATCTCAGCGCTTCGATCGATCGGAGCACTCTGGGTACCCACAATCGCAACACCGATTCCCATTGTAGCCAAGCCCAAGCCCGCTGCGATTTTCAGATCGATACGACGCTTTTTGCCGTCACCGTCGTCGTGAGCCTTCTTCTCAGCTCGCTGAGCCCTCTTGCGCTCTAGCTCATCGGCCAGTTGCTGGCCGCTCTTCCACTGCGTTTTCGGCGTTGGTGTCTTCGCCCATTCACTGAGCTTGGTCATTCGATCTGCCACGGTCAATCACTCCCTTTCTCTATCTCTCTTTTCACTAACGTGATTTCACTCGTGTATCAACATAATCAATCATATCACAACACCCCGTACCAGATGCAATCATCCAGTACGGGGTGCCATGAGTGATGCTACATGATCACGGACCAGGGGTCAGACGAGTGTTCTTATCGCCCTGGCCCTTTTGCATCGTGGACGGAACCGTCACCGATGCGAACTTCGAGGAAGACTCCTTCGTGGTGTTCCGGTACGCCACATAATCCGTGTCGAGACCGGTCGAACCAGTGTAGAACTGGCCCACTGTCGGAGCGCGATCGTTGAGCGAACCCGAGACAATCTCGCCCTGGGGCTCGTAGTTACCCTCGCCCCAGACTTCCTTCACAGCGTCCTCGCCCACATACATGACCGTGTGCGACACACCGCCAGTCGTACGCAGAAGAATGTCACCAGGCTGAAGCTTGGACTTATCGCCGTTGTAGTCGATCTTGGTCCACTTCGAGCCACCCTGACCCTGAAGATACTCTAGCTGGTTGGACACGCCACCAGCCGGGTACGTATCGTCAGTTCCAGACCAGCGAACAGCCGTGGCAACGGTGCGGTCACACGAGGCAAAGTAGTTATCCGACTCACCGAGCACCTCCTTGTGGAGGTACTTGTAGATGTCGGTACCATCGTTACCCTTACCATCGTCGTTGTACGGCCATGCGTAAGAGATCGCAGCCTTGACCATCGTGGAGTTATCCACCTTGCCACCGTGCGACTTGCACTTGCTGGCAGCAGCAGCCACGGAGCTACTGTTCGCACCGGTCACCGCGCTACCGGACTGAGCCAGGATCGAATCAGCGAGAGACTTGTTCTTCTCCCAGCCGCCCATCTTGGCAAACCAAGTACCAGCAGCGCTCTCGCGAGAGCCGAGCGTACCATCGTTGATACCCTCCCACTTGGTGAGGAAGTAAGAGGTCGACGCAGAGACACTACCGCCCTCGGAGTTGTCGATCAGAGCCTTCACCTGAGCCACGCGAGCCGGATCGTCCTTCGAAATCATGAAGCCGAGCTGGGTTTCCAGCGTCGACCACGGCTTACCAATCGACTGCGCATACTCGGTGAGCAGCGCGTTACGACCGTTCGTCCACTGTCCCAGGCCAATACCCATGAGATCGATCGCAGGGAAACGCGCAGAATACGCAGGATCCACCTGTGCAATCTTGAAGCCCTTGGCCTCAGCGTCTTGCTTGCGAGGACCGATCGTGAACTTCTCGTCAAAGATCGTCTCCACACCGGTGGGATCAATGCCCGACTCATGCGACCAGTTGCCTAGAACACCGGCAATATTCTCATCAGACATACCCCATGCCGAGAGCACAGAGTACACAGTCTTTGCATTCTCTTCGGTCTTAGCAGACACATCTCCCACGGCCCCGTCTGCTGCCTTTGCTGCGTTTTCGACAGCCACAGTGCATGGCTCTAGCAATCCATCGTTACGCGCCGCCATCTCTCCATCACGCAGAGCAACCGCACCACCGGTGATAACAGCAGCCGCGCCAACAGCCGTTGCCACAACTGTTGCAACAGTCGCGGTCGCCGCCGATACAGCTCCGCCCAGTGCGCTGGCAACAGCTGCACCGGCTCCGGTAAAGAAGCCAACCACAGCCTTTGCTGCTGCAACAACAGCACCTGTGATCGCAGACCACAGTGACTGAGCCGCTGCCATGATCGACATCATCACCGTCTTGAGCCAATTGAGGAAGACAGTTAGCGCAGCGGCTTGCGCCGCAGCAGGAGCCGCTGCTCCAGCAGCAGCTCCGGTCGCAGCCTTACTCGCGCCACTCTTGTTCTGGCCTCCCTGGATACCGTCACCCAGCAAACCGCCGCCACCGGGCTCAGCGCCACCAGAACCCATCACATCGGTGCCGTTCGCTCCTGTGTCAGTTCCCGTGTCCATGGGCTCATTAGGCTGAGCAGACGGTTCAATACCGGCATCCTGACTCTGAGGGAGCTTTTCAATCCCCTCTGATTTCATACCTATCTCCTTTTCGTTCATTCGAGCTCTTTCATTCCGTCCCACACTCAGTACAACGTCAACACATTGGCATTTGTATTCTGCACTGTGTTCGTTCGCACATTACGCAGCTCGATCTCCAGATTAAGCAGATCGTTGTAGGAAGTGACCTGGTACGCCTTCTTGTGGTCGTAATAGGTCTGCCACGACGTGATGAGGTTGCTGCGTAGATCCAGCAACGGCTTGATGAACGTGTCGCGGTTCGTGTACGAACTCAGTGGCGTTCCGTTATTCAACGTGAACTCAACCTTCTGCCAATCCGGGGAAGACGTAGACAGCGCAGCCTGAGACTTCATGAAGTCCACGTAGCTCATGCCCTTGGGAACAACCTGATCAAGGTAACCCTCGTTCACAGTGCCGTGTCGCCAATCGAAGTCGTAACCACCAGGTACCACAGTCTTGGACGACAGGAACAGCGTCGACTCACCGGTCTTGCTGCTCTTCGCATCCTGACCGGTCACCTCATCGCCCGCAATCACATCGGGAACCACCGGCTCATTGAGCTGGAGCATCGTGCCACGATCGTTCACAGAGGTCGTGGCAATCTGCGACGTGTACTGGTCGATCTTCGCCAAGTCAGCCTTCATCTGGAGCAACTGACCATCCATTTCATCACGCAGCTTCTGCTCAGCATCACGAGTCACAGCCTCATGATAAACATCGCCTGCGTTGAACTCAGTGCCAGCCGTCCCAAGGTTCATCATGATGGAACCTGATGCCACAGGGTTGAACGCGATACGCATCTGATCGTACTGCTGGAACGACTTATCGCCTGCATTGGGATCAGTCTTCGATGAAGACTCACCAGACTGAGGCGTACTGGCAGCACCTTCACCCTCCTTGTAGGAGATCTCTCGGTTGATACGGATCGTCATATCGAGGATCTGGAGATCAAAGCCGTTCGGGTTGTCCAACACAACACCCATGTACTTGGCATTGTTGCCGAACGTGACATAGCGAGCCGTGATCGGCTTGCCCTTCAACGTATGCTGATGGAGCTCGCGATCGGTGCCCGTCAGGAACACCTGGTAGTCATCCGCGTTCGCAGGAAGACGTGCCCCATCACGGGCGTTGAGAAGCACCATCGTACGAGTCTTAGAGGGGTCGGTGTACACACCCATTACACGACCGGTTGCCTGTGTACGAGAAGTCGTAAACGACTGGGTGTACATCGCTGTTGCGCTGAGCTGCTCCTGGGAGTTCGTGTACGAGGACACACCCGCACCAGTCAGCAGTGCCGCACCCGTCAGGCTGAACACAGCCACAGCGACACCAAATCGCTCCATCGCGTGGTGCGAATCAAACTTGAAGCGAGTCTGGAACGCCTTGAACTTCGCTGCGAAACCAGACGAAGCCCCATCGGCTTCTACCGCGTCCACAGCAGCATCATCCTGAACCTCATCCACAACTCCATACTGAGGAACCTTCTTGTTCTTGTTTTTACCCCATGCCATATTGTGATCCTTTCAATTCGTGTTCTGCGTTTTCTTTTTAATCCGGGAGTGAACGTGTGGATAGCAACAGCCGGAGCCGGATAGACCGGCCCCGGCTGTCACAGTGACCTTTTGACCATCTTGACCATCGGTTGTGTTATCAGAACATGGTCAGAAGATACGGCAGAATCGTGCCGCCTCCAAGGTCCTCGATCGTGGTCTTACCGCCCTCAGCGATACCGAAGACGAGGGAACCTCCACCGGCCATGGCTGCACCACCAATGATGATGAGCAGTGCGACAGTGACCCAGGAAGTCTGCGCGGCGGACTGACCGCCGAACAGCTTGCTGAAGAACTTGTAGGCACCCCACACAACGGCGGCGGTGCCAAGCAGGGCGATGACCAGACCACCACTGAACTTGATGTAGGTCGTCGCGTTGACGAGGAAGCTCTTCAGATCCCAGTCTGCAACAAGCGGATGATCTGCGACCGCAAACAGAGCTCGGTTCGCCTGGGCGTTGAGGACATCGATCGCCTGAGTCGTAAGAATATCGAGAGACATAAGTTCTCCCCTTTCATTCAGAAGTAGTTGTACATGTGCATCTGGCCAGAGCCCGGCTGGTTGACAGATGCCTACACTCGTGACCTAGATACATACTACACAACCCACATGCATCAAGCAAGTGAAACGCCCTCGATCACGCTGGAGATCCAGCATAATCGAGGGCGTCATGAGTGTCACAAGAACACTCTCACACAGTCACTGTGCCCTACGCGCTGTGCTCTTATGAGGGCATCGGTGGCATCGATGAGCCACCCGACGGCTTCGGGCCTTTCAGACCCTTGCCTGCCTTGCTGACCTTGCTCGCCTTGCCCGATGCGCTCTGAGACCCACTCTGTCGAGGCGCACTCAGCGAACGCGAGCTACCACCGCGAGACGGTGCCGGTCGCGACGGAGCAGGAGTCTGTGCAGGAGATGCAGCCTGTGCCGGTGCCTGCTGCGACTGCTGAAGCTTCGGCTGACGAGGCTGCTGAGCCTGAGCAGGAGCCTGACGCTGAGCACCCACAGCACCACGCTGAGGCTGAGACTGGCTCGTCTGACGCGCTGGCTGCACGGGACGTGGAGCCTCAGCAGACTGGCGATGAGCCTTGGCTTCCTGACCCTTGGTCTGCGCATTCTGCACATCACCCAGAGCCTTCTGACCGTCCTGAGCAGCGCCTGCAACATCACCGGAGTACGCCTTGGCAGCAGCCTTACCACCGTGCCACACAGCCTTCACACCGGACGTTGCCTGATCAACACGTGCCTTATCAGCCTTGTCGTGAGCCTCCATCGTCGACTGAATCGACTGAGTCGTCTCACTCATACCGTCATCGGCGTTGTTAGCAACCTTGCTCGATGCAACAGCATCAGCCTGCGGAGCAGCCTCCAGCTGCGACGGCTCAGACAAACCACCACGAGCATCAACCTCGCTTGCGAGCTGACGATCCGACTCGGATGTCATCAGCGCACCAGAGTTGTCACTGCTTGCACTGTTGTCGTTGGCAGCGTTGACACCACCCGATCCATCGCTGAGCAGCAAACCGCCGCCACCGCCACCGGGAGCGTTTGGATCACCACCGGGCGCACCGGGGCCGATCTCATCGGGGCCAGGGCCATCGGTACCGTTGATGGACAGCATTCCACCGCCCATACCCGAGACACCGCCGTTTCCATCCTGGATACCACCAGAGCCAGCCATGAGACCACTCGATGCACCGCCACGCCCCGAGCCAGAACCCAGTCCGCCGCGACCACTCATCAGACGGTTAGCAGCAGCAGAGCCAACGCCTGCGCCAACGCCACCAGCCAGAGCTGGCATGAGCTTACCGCCGCCAGCAGGGGGAGCAACATTCGTGTCCAGGAACTTGTCGACAATCTTCGTGACAGCCTCGTTGAGGCCCTTCACGAACGCGCCACGGAAGTGCATCATCTTCCACGTCAGGAGAATCAGCAGCACAGTGGACACCAGCGACGTGAAAAGCGTGACGTTACCACTGTTCTTCAGGTAGATACCGAAGCCACCCATGCTGTTGAACATGTGCTCCAATCCGCCTTCGAAGATGCTCGGAACAGACAGAATGATCTCCTGCACGAGTCGGTAGATGAACATCGTGGCAATGATCTCGGTGATCATCGTGAACGTGTAGATGAGCACCTTGGCAATACCTGCCATGGAACCCAGCGTTGCAAACGGCACTGCCGTAATGATGTGCATCGAGTTCTTGATCGCACCGGTGAACATACCGAATGCATAGCCGAGACCCAGCACGATGAAACAGAGCAGAGTCACAGCGCCGTTCACCCAGTACAACCAGCTCACGCCAGCAGAACCGACCAGGTTCACAGAGTTGTGATACTCACGAGTTGCAGACGACACAGCGTTGCTCGACGAGTAGGTCGTTGCAGAGTTCTTGTCGAACGTCGTGTTCAGGTAGTTGTACATCGACAGCGCAGACAGGTTCGCATTGTTGAAGTCCTCTCCGAGCACCACCCAGTCACCGGCGAGCCTATCGGCTGGATTCGTCGTGAACGTGATGACACTACCCTCGCCAGACGCCTGAAGACCAGACCCCTCACGAACCTTCAAAACAGCGTTCTCTGACGCCTTGGTCTTGTCGCAACCAGACTTGTCATCTTTCTTCGTCGAGCCATCAGCCTGGACATTGAACCACGTCGTCGCGCAGCCCTTCACCCACGTCACACCGCTCGATGCCTGCTGGCTAATACGACCCTTGATAGCCGTATCAAAGTCAGACGCCTGGTACGACTGAGAAGTCGTGTAACGCAGGAGCATCTCCATAGCAGCCACATAGGTGAAGTCCTTCAGACCGCCGTTCGATGACGTATCAGCCTTCGCAGCCTCAGCCGAAATAGAACCAAGCCCAGACGGGTTGATACCTGCCACATCCGAGAAAGCACCTCTATTTGCAAGCTTATTGATCGCCACAGTCGTCGGACGCAACTTGTTCACAGACGCACCGGTCGGAGATTGCTTATCAGAATCCCACTCAAGCGTGCCATTCTCAGGTACCGCAAGACGATTCACCTTCGCCCAGTTCTCGAAGTCGACGAAGGTCGAGATCACAACACGCGTCGCACCCATACCAGCACCGGCTGTCGCGTCTTTCATGACACCCAGCGATGCCGTGTACATCGAACCAATGAGAGGCAGACCGACACCCAGGAACAGCATGCGGATCACCAGCTTCTTCAAGCCGCTGAGCGCATTGCCCTTCTTCCACATGAGCGACGAGATGATGAACGTAAAGATAAAGAGCGGGATAAGCACCGTCCACGACAGGTTCACCAGCGCCTGATACCAGCCGCTGAACCAGGTGTCCAAGCTCTGCATCCACACAGGCACGCCCTGTCCGCCGGTCATACCGTTAGCCATTGCCGCGCTCGATGCCGAAATAGCAGAGAAGAAGAACTTGAATGGATTAAGCGTCTCCAGGAGCCAGATCACAGCCGAGAAGATGGTGTCGATGCCACCGGCGAGCAGATACAGCAGCGCCATGATCGACCCAAAAGCCATGTTCTGGAAGTGAAGCCCCAGACCCGTCGACGTGGAATCAAGACCCAACGAGTTCAACAGCGAGCCGTACTGTGCGTAAGCGAGAACACCGCTGTACGAAGAGTTTGCACTGCTCGCACCATTATCGCGAACCCTCAACGAGTCATAACCCACCGTGTTCGACGAACCCGTGGCTTTAGAGACGAGCCAGCCGGAGAAGCTCGACACATCGTCGTCTCCATAACCGAGCAGATCGCCACCCTCACTGGCATTCTGAGCGATCGTCGTCCAGCCTTCATCCTCCGAAAGGCCATTGCCTTCACCAGGCTTGGTCGCATCGGAGAAATAGGCGGTGACATTGGACGATAGAGTGTAGAAGTCGTACTTCTCAGCCTTGTCCTTGTCAGCGTACGCACTTCCGCCAATCATGGTGAGACCAAAGACGGCAATCAACACAGCCGCAACAAACGACAGTGCACGGGTGAAGCCCCGAACTGCTCGAACACGATGTGTCAGCATCAACGAACTCTCTCCTTTCTTTTCTTGGATTTTCTTGTTCACTTGTTCTTCCTTTCAGCCTTTTTGCGATCTTTCTGCCGGGCCATCACAGATCCTCTGTGTCGACCGGGAGCAACACTCCCATCGTAGGTAATGTCGCGCACCTGAGCATTGAGACCGAGCGCAAGGTCACGCTTGAACACAACGTTGACCGTCCCTCGTCGCAAGAACGTCAGCCCCTCACCTCGACAGGTGATGACCTTCGTCATGTCGACGGGGATCTGCTTGGCCAGCTTCTTCTCATACACAGGCACGAGAGCATCGCTCATCGCACCGAGCCCCGTCCAATCAGCCTCATCGAAGTGGTTGAACTCCGAGTCATCCAGCATCGCCTTCACGCCGTTGTAGCACAGGGCGACACGGCCATTGCGACGGAAGAGGCGCTGGAACTGCTCAGTCATGTACGGCTTCACACCCTTATCGATCAACTCAGCACCGTGGATGATCAGTGTGTCACCTTCGCCCAAGGCCGAAGCCGCGAACGCCAGCACATTGACGAGCTGTGCCATCGCAACACCCTTCCCACGATCCACCAGAGCCGAAAAGTCATAGATGACGCGACGAGCCTTCTGAGCTCCGTCAATGACATCGTTCGTGATGACATTAAAGAGATCGCCATTTGCACTCAGCATGGACTTAAAGACAGAAGACAGCACAGAGTATGCGTGCACCATCTCATCGTCACGGTTAGCCCTGCCGGTCAGCGCCTTATAGCGCTGATCGAGATACGTGACAAACAGCTTCAGCTGCGGTACCTGATCGTGAGGCACGCCCACAAGACGCAAACGATCTTGGTTGTCCTTCGCGTTACGCGCCCACATGTTCTGATCCACATAGAACTGCTCCAGAGTGTCTCTGAGCTGCGACTGGATGATCGTCCGATCATCATCAGTAGGCTCATACACCTGCTCGGTCAGGAGCACCATCTTCTCCAAATGGGTCGAGAACAGCGAGAGCTGATCCTTGCGATCACCGAACACCTCAAAGGGATTGACATCACCCTGAGACATGTCGATCCGAGCAGTGATCGTGTCCATGCGAGGACCGAGAACGCCCGTCAGATCAGCGCCATCAAGGATGATGTGCACCACGCGCTTGTTGTTGATCAGCGCCGCCTGAGAGATCTTCGATCCCCACATATCGGCAACCTGAGCCTTGTTCATGATCTCAGCACGAGACTTCTCATCGTCAGCAACTACCACATGGTGACTGTACTGATCCACATCCATCAGGACGCCGGAATTGTTCACGTCGCCCACCATGTAGCCGACGAACTCACCACCACGGTCATTGAGACCGTTGGTGACGAGGTTGAACGCACCGGCCAGTTCGGTCGAGGTGAAGTGGAAACCCTTGCCTTTCTTCGATGCGTTGGGGGCAAACAGCGTCGCCAACTCCTGGCGCTGAAGACCAGGATGCGCAGCGATCGACAGGTTGCCGACACTATCGATATACCGACGACGCAGATCATCGATGACATCATCGAGGATCTCCAGCGAAGGAGCCTTCAGGAGAATGCGGTAGTGCACAGACAGGTAGGCTGCGCCATCCTGGACCTCAGCGATCGCCTGTTCGACCTCGGCAGACACCTTCGATGCCTTACGACGGGAAGACTTCGTGCCGTTCTCGCTCTGCTCCTGCTCTTCGAGACGATCGAGGCGTTCAGACGCCTTGATCTTGTCCTTGAGCCAGGACTCAGTCACGCGCGAGACCTGCTGAAGCAGAACCGCCGTCACATTCTTCGGCAAATAGGGAATGAGGTTCACACCCCAGAACGGAGGGAGCTCATCACGGGCGCTCTCATCGTGGAAGTAGCCCAGGATACATCCGACGTTACCGTCGATCTCGAAGTAATCCGAGTGAAAGACGTACCCCTGGCGAGGCTTCACTGCCAGAAGATGTGCATACTCCCTAAACGTTGCACCGTTAGTCTTCGAGAACAGAGCCTTGCGCTCCTTACGAGACATGCCCTTGAGGCTACGCTGCTGCGACGCAGCTCGATCGCGCGCTTCATCAGCAGCAATCGAGGCACTCGCTTCACGAACGCGAGATGTCGCCATGCCCCACGGCGATGACTCATCCGTCACCGCATTCGTGACACTCTCATTTTTGGCCATAGATGCCACTCCTTTCCATCATTACTGTTGTGGTCAATCGAAGACCGATTATGGTCGTTCCTCAGGCTATTCTACACGAAAACGAGGCGAAATCCCATCGCACAGTACTTGTTTATCGATATTCGTTGGCATTAGATACACAACAACCACAACAACCCCGGACGCGAACGTCCGGGGTTGTTACAGCCCTTGCAACTCTGGGGCTACACCATCTCTTACTTCGTGGTGACAGGTCCGTAGTGAGTTCTCAGGAGCTCGATCGTCTCATCATACGTGAGCATCGCGATTTGCTTGAACATCAGCGACGAATCAGCCACTTCAGCATCGAGCAAGTTGTGAGCCTTGCGGAGATCCTCGTCGTTGCTCGCGATGAGAATCAGGTACTGGTGGATGCTGAAAAAGCTTGTACCCACATAGGAATTCAAAGACTGGTACTGCTCATCCATGAGAGCGATCAACTCAGGATCGCGAGCCTCAGGATCGAGGGCACGATTACGCCTCTCCAGTGCCGCCTTCTGTGAATGAACACGCTGAGGCTCCTTCGTGGTCACAAAGACCAACTCCACGCCCGGTTCCAACTTGCGATAGAAACGATCGTTACGGTTCAGAATTGCATTCCGGTCCTGATCGAACAACAGACGCGACGCAGATCCCACGACCGAATACGCCTGGCCCACCATGCCGTCGACAAAGGTGATGAAACCCGTCTTCTCGTCGACATCCTTGATGCCAACGATCGAATGAAACTGGCCCGGACTCGAATCAGATCGCGTCAACACCTTGCGTGCAGTCTTCGGCAAGTAATCGAACAGAGCCATGATCATCTCACCGCGCATCTCCTTCGTCTTCGAGTACGCAGCGAAGTACGCTGTGGCGGCAATCCACCACACCGAGATGAACACCAGATAGCCAAAGTTTGCGCCCTTCAATGGCGTGCCCATCAGCAGCCACATAAGGATCACAATACTACCGATCCAGGCAAAGATCACCTTCATCGGGAGCGGCTTCAACTTGACGGAATTGTTCGACAAGCTCAGCTCATGATCGAGGATCGTACGATCCAGCGAAACGGGAATGGAATACCGTTCTTTCACAGCCATTCACAACCCTCCTTTCGTTCTGTTTCTCTCGTAGTCCTACTCGTCACTTATCGAACGAGAACGCGATGCCTCGCGTTCCATCCGGCTTGTCCTCCAGCGACAGGTACGCATCGAAGGTCTTGCCCGTCTTCTTGGACTTCATACCCTTAATGAGCACCTTCTCACCAGCCTCGATCTTCTCGCGCTGTTCATCGGTGAGCTTCACGCCAAGCATCGACTTGGGTGCAACGCCCTTCTTTGCAGCAGCCGTCGGCTTGGAGAAGTCTGCCTTGAAGCCAACGAACTTCCGACCCTTGAACTCACTCTCTTCGAGAGCGCCGACAACAGAGAACTCATTGCCAGTCTTCGCAGACGTAGCCGTGATCTCGATGTCCTTACCAGCCAGGAGATCCATGCACTCCTGATCGGTGAAACGATGACCGCTCCACGTACGGTTGAACTTCACGTGCTGGCCATTCTTGGCCCACGTTCCCTCGAAGTATTCCTTCTCCACAAATTCACTCATTCCAAGTTCCTTTCGCATTGTTTGTGCATTCGCCGTCATGACGGCAATATCATCTGTGATCAGTCCGGCCACTTCAGCCAGAACATCGTCTGCATTCTTCTGACCCTTGGCCACAGCCTTCATGTCAGCGAACACTCGTTCGGTAATCGTGAGATCACCAATGTGAGTACCCGGCAACAGCCGATAACTCATGTCACCGTGCTCTGTCAGGTTGATCTTGCCCCTCGTTTCGGTCATGAGGGGGTAACGCGACTTCGAGCTCGACACCTCAGCAAAAGTACTCGTGCGCGTTGCACCCGTCCCCACATCGCGTCGCTCCAACTGCTTCATCAGCCACTTCACAGTGGGAGCCGCAGGACGCGGTGGAACACCCTCGTGAACGAACGGCTGAGCCTGGGTACCAAGACCCGTCACGTTGTTCTCATCGTCGTCATCGTCTGCCATCGATGCGCCACCGAGAACAGACTTCCAACCCGGCTTCTTCGGCACCGAGCACGAACCCGTGTAGGAGGGGAAGTCGGTAACGTGACCCTTCTGGGCCTCGTACTCGTAGTCCTCCGCGAGAACAGCGAGAGCAGACCGAGCCAGCAGCTCATAGATCATGGCACCCGTCTTGCCGTACTTCGCCTCCACATCCGCAAGCGACTTCGGAATATTCGGGCCAGGACGGTTTGCACCGTGCGCACCCGAGTCCTTGACGTGAGTCGACCTGGCGGCAGTGTGCGTGAGCAGAGCTGGATCGATACCGACAGCACGCGCGATCGCAGGAGCGTTGCTCACGAGTTCCGCGAATTGCTCCTTGGTGACATGCTTGTCTTCGGTGCGGGGGTAGCTGACCACTTGGGCCTCGTACATTTTTTGATAGATTTTCAGCACGTCCGCCGCTTTCACGCCCTTGGCGCTCAGCAGTGCGGACAGACCAGCCAGATCCAGCATTCGAGGCGGGCCGGAGCGCTTCATGGTCTTGGAGTCGACAGTCACGCTCGATGCGTGAAGACCGCTGAGATCCACATCGCTCTCGCGAGCACATCGCTGCGCCTCAGGATCGGAGTACATCACGCCGTTCTCATCACGGAAACGAGGCTCGTAGAACGGCACCTTCTTCCACGACTTGTGCGCCTTCAGCTGATCCCCCACCAGCACCGTCATGGCCGACTTCAGTCGACCCTGACGCAGCACAGTACGTTGACCAGCAAGCTGAGATGCGACTCGGGTCCACTGCATCGAGAGGAAATCCCAACGAGACCTGAGCCACGCCATACGGTACTCGTCGTGATCGTCCATCGAGGTCAAACGCTTGCGCGATGCAAACGCCTTCTGAATCGACTTCGGAGATTCATCGGTGAAATACATGCGCGAGATCGGCTTTGTGTTCAGTCCGAGGGCAGCGATGATTTCCCAGGCTAGTAGCCCCCCTTCTCCCGATGGATCAACGTCGGTAGCGATGCAAATCTCATCACAGGAACGGAATGTCGTACGAATGTCGGACAACAGCTTCGACACGCCGTCCTTCTTCTCACGCTCAAACGCGAGATCATTCAGATCCCACGGAAGATCACTCAGTGCCCACGAAGCATACTGCGTGCGCTTTGACGGATCCACCTGATCCACCGGCTGTTTGAGCTCGAACAGGTGACCGCGTGCAAACGCGATCACATAGTTCTCGCCATTGTAGGTTCCAGTCTGGCCACCAAGCGCCTTCGCGAAATTACGCGCCGCGCTCGGCTTCTCAGTCAAGATACCAACTGTCATATATCCTCCAAATCATCGAAAACGTTCATATACGAGTATAACGAGTATATCAGAGTCGTTCAAAGACCACCATCGTTTCACCACGATGCTTCTGACGTGACTGTGCTCGCTGAAAATGATTACGCGATGCCGATGCATCGATCTCATCTGCCAGATGCCACTGCTCACCCAACGCATCGAGCGCCACTGCCGACATATACTTGCGCCACTTCTCACTGATCTGGAAGGCGAAAACGCGCGTCGACGGAGCAACGCTCATGGAAACAACCTGTTTCCACCATTCCAAGAATGCCTCGTCATCCAGATTCTCAGCTCCTTGGGAGGTGTAGATCTCCGTGTCGCCATACGGTGGGCAGGTCAGGACCATCTCGTGCGAACCATCTCGCATATCGCGAGTGGCACTATCGCCAAGTGCCACACTGACATTCGTCAGACCCAGACGGTCGATAAGACCCTGGTGAGCCGTCACCACAGCTTCAGAGATGTCTGTCCCGGTGTACGTCACACCACGCTGAGCACAGGTGAGCATGCGCTCACCCCACCCGCTGCACGGGTCGTACATGTGCGTCGGCTCATACCGATCGAGAACAGCCAGCATAGCGGTGTTAGCGAACGTCGAATACGACCGGATCTCACCGCTGATGGCCAGCCCTCGCACAACCTCCAGAGCTGACTCAGGGAGCCGACCCAGGTAATGCAACCGGTTAGCGAGCAGACGTGCGCGCAGACGGCCCCATTTGCGGTGATGAACCTCGTCGGCCTCCCACATCTGCAACTCACGGGCATAGAACGTCTCCCACGTACCACTACGGGCCAGCCAGGAGATCTGCCTCGAACCAGCATTCGTAACATCAATATCTGCCCACTGCTGCACCTGCTTCTCCAGACCTTCCCTGAGATCAGTCAGAGATTCAGGTAGATCGAGCCACGAGTACTCACGGTCCCAATCGTGACCATCGGGTGCCCCAAGAGCGAACCACAGATGAGCATCCGTTAGAGCCTCAGAGCCATCCCACAGCGTCACGTAATTCAACTGCGCCTCACGAGCCGCTTCACGCTTACGCACGTCTCGTTCAGTCCACACTTCCAATGCATTGCGGTAATACTGCGACTTCTCACCCTTCTTACGCCAAGTCCGCACCGTCTTCTGATCCATCTCGCGGTCAGCTTCGTACCAATGCTTACCATGCGACCACAAACCATTGAGTTCGATGAACAGATCGCGCTCAGGAATATAAAAGTCGACTGCAAAAGGATAACGATCATCATCACAATATTGTTGCACCACAGTCATACCGTGGTGATCTGCATACTCCACAAGTAGCTCATAGAGCGCTTCTTCTGACGATGAACTTGCAAACGTACCTTTCTTTCGTTTTGTAGCCATAGCGCGAGCACGAATCTCAGCAGACTCCATTCCATAATTAACGCCATAACGTTCTTGCATTGTTTGACGAAAATGTTCCTGAACAGTCTCGGATTGCGCGGCATTATCCACCCCGTAACGTTCCTGAACCGTGCGTCGACGACGCTCACAGATAACAGGAGAAAGCGAAGGATTGTCTACGCCATAACGTTCCTGCATCGTCTGACGCATCTGTTCTCGAACAGTCTCAGATTGCGCAACATTATCTACACCATAACGTGCCCGAATCGTCTGTCGAGCACGCTCACGCGTAACAGGATCAGATAGCACACTATCCACACCGTAACGTTCCTGAAAGGTACGTCGACGACGCTCTTTCACCTCTGGGGATGACGAAGCGTTATCCACACCATACCTACTGAATGTCGTAGCCCTGATACGCTCCCTGACCTCACTGCTCGACATAGGAGCAACACCACCATAACGAATCATGTTCGTCGCAGCTGTCTTATCACGGACATATTGTGCATATTCATGACCCAAGCCAAGACCTGCAAAAAGAGCGGTAAGAGAGATCACAGAGGGTGAGAGTGTCGGACTAATACCAAGCACCGAGAGCACCTCACCGCGAGTTGCTCTATCGCGTACACCTTCGAGAGCACGATTTATATCATCGCGTGAACATCTCATCTTCACGTGAGTCACAAGATACAATTTTCGATCCACTCTCAAACGCCGAGGTAGACGCCCACGCCCCTTTCCGCCAAAACCTCGCAAACGTAGATCATCATCACTTCCCTCCGGAAACAAGCCAGACTGCTTCTCCTGAGCTTTCTTACGAGCCCCATCAGCAAACACAGAACCTTCGGCCAACGTATACCGAGCACCATAACGTTCTTCTCTGGTCTGCGCCGCCTTCTCCTGGTATTCATCGAGCTTGAAAGGGTTGTCTGTACCGTACTGAGCGACCATACCCGCTCGCATCGTTTCACGACGCGAGCGACGATCAGCGTCACGGAACTCTGCACTCAGACCCAGAGCTGTGAACAGCTCGGAAAGCTTGATGAGATTCACCGCGCCATGCAGTCCAAGGTGCTCCAGGAGACCCGCCTTGTCCAGATCGCACGTGGCATATCGCTCCAGCACATCGTGCACAGTCTCCTGTGCGACACGCTGCCGCACGTGCTCGATCTTATATGCATGGCGATCAACGCCCTTCAACTCAGTCTTCATCGAAGAGTTGTGATAGCCAGGATCGATGCCGGTGGCATCAATGACACGCTGACGCGACCAACCCCGGCACACCAGGTCAGTCGCGCTACCCTCAGAAAATAGTTTTGCTTCATTCATGAGGCAATTCTATCATCGGTACAAGGGTAGTGCAACCCTATCTTCCCTCCCATGGCTCATTGATTATTCTGGTAAACCAGCATATCATAGAGTTATGGCACACAATCTTGCTCCACATCAGCCACAACCACCAAAAGGAGTTTTCGTGATCACCAATCTTAAAAACATCAAACCGTTCATCGAAAAGAGCGTGCCGTTCATTCTCACGGCAATTCTCATCGTAACCATCGGAGCTTTCGGATACCACATCTGGCACTTCCACGAGAAAACGGCCATCGAACAGACATACCGTACAGCCGTCCCGGCCCCCACCAACTACTACGTGATCGACGGTCCAGCGCAGGATGTTCACAACGTTGCCGATGACATGGGGACCATCGGATATTGCCCTCTCGATGACCAATCAAGGCCCACGTGCGCCGTAGGGCTGTTGTCGACACACACTCGTGCCGAAACCAAAGAACATGATCGTCAGTCCATCGAAATCGATCCAGCTGGGTGGCCCAGTCACAACGAAAAAACCACAATCGACTCCAACAACGGCGAGTTCTGGAACCGCTCGTATCTTCTCCCTGATTCGCTTGGTGGTAAACCCGTGAAGGAAAACCTCATCACCGGAACACTCGCCCAAAACATCGGTGCGACCACAGCTCATGACGGCGGTATGGCATACGTAGAAACACTTGCGCAGCAATATCTCAATGATCCGTCTCACGACAACTGCCCGCTCTACTACGCAGCAAAACCTAAATATGATGGAGACGATCCAATCCCATCAATCGTCACCATTGACATTGAATCATGTGATCGCTCATTGTCTCAGCATGTCATCGTCCTCAACACCGCCAATGGATACACGATCGACTACTCCAATGGATCCTTTAGCCCGATCGAGCGCTAATTCTCACCGGAAGACAACACCCCGCAGCAAAAGCTACGGGGTGTTGTCTATGCTACTCCACGATCTTCAGATTCCCTCGCTGCACTGACTCGTCTTTACTGAGCTCACGGGCCTTATCCCGAAGCTTCGCGCGTGCATCAACAACCGTCTTATTAGTTAGATCAATCGACAGGGCCGTAGCGTTGTTAAAAAGACGCGGCTCCGTCTTGTCGACGAGCAACCATGTGAGCATGAGCTCCAGCTCATAGAGCTGTTTCTCAGCGCTGAGCGCACGCTTCGTCATCGCATCAAGGTCTTTCTGAGCACGCTGCTGGTTATCCAGCACCTGCTCCACCTTCATCTCGATCGCGGCCACACGACCCTGGCCTGTGCGCAACACTTCAGCAGCACGCCTCGTGTTCTCGTCGACACCGGGAATCTCGATGTCAAGAGCGCTCATCGCCAACGCTGTGATCAACGAACCCGATGACAGCGTTTTGCTCTGCGTCTTTGGTGTTGGAGCGGCACCAAGCTCTGGTGCACCCAGGCGCGTCAGCTCGTCTCGAATCGCTTGCACGATGATGGCAGGCAAATCTCGCGGCCTTGTCGAATCACCATCAAAAGCAAAACGAACGTCACCCTCGATCGTCGTGGGGATCTCACTGCCATCACGATGACGCAACGCCATCGGCACAGGCTCATACAGGCGCTCTGCTGATTGCTGGAGCTGCTGCTGAGGCTGCTGCGCATCGCTATCCGACTCACTGTGCTCGATGTGCTCATCGTTATGAGCTTCCCCAACAGATGAAGTCTTTTCATCGAGATCAGCAACAGCACTATCAGCTTCAGTGATCAGATCATCAGGCTCATTACGTTGCGGCTCAGGCGGCGCAGAGCCCACACCAGAGGCACCTGCTGGCGAAGCATTACCGGCGTTGTTACTGCCGTTTGCGCCGCCACCAGACTGACGACGCGCGTTCAACGCTGCCCCCGCAGCTGTATTACCAACACGCGCAGAGCGCGCCGACACAACGGCTGACTGCTGATTCATACGCTCACGCAGCTGCTTCTGAGCCGCATACAACGGATCAAACACCTCAGGCGATGGCTCATCGTACTCGAAATCACTCATCGTTCACTCCCGCTCTCTTGTCACTCTTCGCCGTCTTCATCATCCAACAGGTAGCTATCGCCACGAGTCAAACCAATGATCGTCGACGCCATCGACATGACAGTCTTTTCGAGGTTGGCAACATTGCTGGCCAACGAGATCTGCGCATCCACAAGCTGAGCCAGACGCGCCTGCTCTAGCGTCGGCAGATCGTAGTCTCCGTTCTTACGGGCAACATGACCATCGATGCACTCGATGATGAACTCATTGGCGCTCAGACCCTCTTTCTCAGCCCAATAATCCACCTTGTCACGCACGCTGTCTGGCATACGCACATTGAGCCGAACCATCGGCTCTCCTGCTTCGCCAGCTTTTCTATTAGTCACTGCCACTACAACCTCCTGTCTTACTTGTTGTATCCGTGTTGTGGCTCTTTGTTTTTCCTGATAACTAAGTATAACACAGAGCCTTGGCACACTCCCGTGTGCCGAGCATCATCATGATCCGTCGGTACTGTTGGTACCGGCCCTCCCCCTCACCAGACAACAGAAAGAAGAGGTACACCATGGCTGTATCTGTATCCATCGTGGATGTCGCTGCATACATTCTCGCTCGTGAGAGCACAATGGTGACACTGAAGCTCCATAAGCTTGCGTTTTACGCACAGGCTGCACATCTTGTTCGCCACGCATCCCCTCTATTTCCAGAGGATTTCCATGCATGGATCGTCGGCCCTGTGTGCCCGCAGCTCTACCGCCTTCATCGAGGCAAGCTCTTGATTCGACCAGGAGAACTGCCCTCCGGTAACCCCTCGGCTCTCACGCACCCAACCCTGTGCAGAGAGCGAGCTCTCATCGATCGTGTCTGTGCTGCTATGGGCAGCATGACCCACGCCGCACTGAGCAAAAGAATGTATCGCGAGCTTCCATGGGCAGATGCTTACGCACGACACACATCATCATCGCTCTCTCATCTGGTACCCCTCCCCATTGTCACCACTGATGAGATCATCACTCAAGACGCAATGCGTGACTACTACAGCAAGCACCGGCTTGTCTCTTGATGAGCACACTACCGTGTGCCGGGAATCGTACTGATTCCCCCACCTCTCTCTTTTTGCTTGGAGTAACCACATGTCTAAGACAACACGTTTGCCCCGCTTGCTCATCACCGGTTCCCGCACACACCAGTGGACCGCATATGATTCGCAGGCTCTGCTCATCGCTATACGCGACATTGTCGAGAAGACCCAGAAGCGCCCCACTCTCGTACACGGTGGCGCAACAGGCGCAGACACCGAAGCCGCTCTCCACGGACAACACCTGTTCAATCTCCAGGCTGAGATCCATCGAGCCAACTGGAAGAAGTACGGCAGGACCGCTGGCCCCATCCGCAATAAGCAGATGGTTGAGCTAGGAGCCGATCTCTGCCTCGCGTTCCCTGATCACCCAAAGGGCCACGGATCCCGAGGCACATGGAACTGCATCGACCTCGCGCAGCAGGCCGGAATCCCCGTCCTTGTTGTGTGGGGTCAGCGTTTGTGGGTATATAACCCCAATCATCCCACCCATGGAACGTATCGAGCACTCGATCGATACATCCCCTGATACATCAACAAGAAAGGCCCATCTCATCATGGCCAAGAAGCGTAAGAATCACGCCACCACCACATCTCGCGATGCACATGATCACCGCGCAGACGAGCTCGTGTTTGATCTGGTAATCGCAGCACGAGACATCACCTTCGATGTAGTGGAGCGCAACAACAACGTCATCACTCTCCACGCCCACGTCAACAGCATCGTCAGCGCAGATCCCATCACTGTCATCGTGACCGCCACTGATTACATCGTTGACGGCGCTCACTTCGACACAGTCGCACAGACGCTCGACGCTCTTGCATCTGTGTCAAGCGACTAGGACCTGAAAGGCTATCGCCACCATGGCTATCGACATCCGCCATATTACCGGTGACAACGCCCAGAAGGCGTTCATCAATCGAGTGATCTCCCGCAGTGACCAGATCTACCCAAACACTGACCATAACGTCATTCGATCGGTTGCTGGTCAGTTGCTGGATTACACGTTTGGAGACCTTGACTTGCTCGCAGACATGCTGCGTGTCGACGTGCCGTGGCTACTCACCGGCCATGGTTCGTGCCCGTCTATCTCGCACTGAACAGAAAAGAGACACCCTATACCTATGAATCCCATGATTGAAATCATCGAGAACGAAGATGGATCCCTCATTGCACGAATACCCGATAATGCGAAGATCCACATCGGATCATTCATTATCCCGAAACTATTCGTATTCTGCGGATCAGTAGCTATCATTCTCCTAATGATTGCACTTGGTTTAATCTTCTTAGACTATCTGAATTAAAACTGAAAAGGAAACACATGTACCCAGAACGAGAGTATCGACACCTGGAACCGGCCACAGCAGACCTTTACCTCTTCGGTACAATCCGAATTCCAGAAAAGGTCGCTCGAATCATCGCATTCATCGGCGCAATCTTCATTGCATTCCTCGTTGTTGATGGCTGCATCGAATTGCATAAGAAGTTCACACAGCCAGACCCATTCGTCTCAGGCCCTGGCGCACTGTCGTCATCCGAGAAGTACATCTCATTCGACGGCTTCGCACAGCGCACGTATCAGCCAAGCGAAGGCGCAATCACCTATTGTGATCCTGACGATCGTGGTCGACCCACGTGTGCTTACGGTCTCCTGACCCCAGAAAACCGCGAGAAGGGTAAAAATTACCAACGTCACGACGTTGATTTCAACCCCAGCGGCTGGCCCAAGACCAACACTTACATTGAAGACTTCGGACCACTTTGGGTCAAGACACCTATGTTCGGAACGCAACTAGGTGGTGACTTCATTCCCAACAACACCATCACGGGTACCAAACACCTAGATAACTATCGGCCTAAAGGTAATGTTTATGACAAGAACGGACTCCAATACCCCGAGTCTCTTGCTACGAAGTATCTTGACGATCAGTACAACGCGCAATGCCCGTTGTACTACGCAGTGACGGCTAACTACGAGGCAGATGAGCTCATTCCACGAAGCCTGACGGTTGACATTGACGCGTGTGACCAGTCGCTTTCCAAGCGAATGACAATCTACAACGTCGAAACTGGTTACAACATCAACTACCACACAGGTGAAACCCACGAGCAATAAAGGATTTGACACATAATGTATCCATACAAAATTAAACCACTTTGGGTAACAATGGTACAACTTACCATTGTGATAGGGGTAGGCTTCGCAATAATAGCATGGTTGCTCACCCTTCGAGCTCAGGAAAACGCAAAACAGCCTGGTGCTCAGCCTGGCACCACCAGCAATTACTACAGCATCGGTGGACCGGCTGAACACCCGTACCAAACAGATGCATCTTCTGACGGAACCATCACGTACTGTCCTCTCGACGAGCTGAGCCGTCCTACGTGCGCGTATGGCGTTCTCACCACCGAGAGCAGGCTCCAGGCCAAGCAGCGTGGCCGACAGGACATCACTGTCAACCCCACCGGTTGGCCTGAGAAGAATCAGAAGGCCACCATCAAGGACTACAAGGACAGCGGCGCATCATACTACGGATGGTTCTGGAACCGTTCGCATATGGTCGCTGATTCCCTTGGTGGCGATCCCATCAAGGAGAACCTTGTGACGGGTACACGTACCCAGAACGTCGGCCTCAGCAAGGACCACAACGGTGGTATGGCGTATGCCGAGACCAAGGCGCGCGACTACCTGGATAACCCGGCAAACGCACAGTGTCCTCTCTACTACGCTGTGACACCCAACTACCAAAACAGCGAGCTCATCCCTCGCACTGTCACCATTGACATGGAATCGTGCGACCAATCGATCTCCGAGCACATTACGGTATTTAATACCGCCGATGGCTGGAACATCGATTACTACAACGGGCGGATCGGCTAACCAATAACAAACCGAAAGAAGAAAACAATGGAAACTTTTAACGCTATCATGAAGGCACTTATTTTTATTGTAATGACAGGTGCTGCCGCGATAGCCATGTTCGTTGCAACTTGCTACTTTATTCTTGGCAGCAAGGGTGAAGAAGATCGCTTCGCTATCATTATGATTTTTGGAGTGCCAAGCGCCTTGTCCAGTGTAATCGCCTTGTGGGGCATGATCAACGTCATTTACTACTGGCTCATTCCAGCGATCTGGTAACAACAAACAACAACCGAAAGAAGGCGATTTCGAAATGACAAAGCACACATGTCTCTGCTGCGACTACAGCGATCAATTCCCATGTGACTGTACGGATTGCAACGGTTTCGATGATTGCGATTGCTTCTACTGTCATGGGGATGAAGGATATTGGTCTTACTAACCCACATTGACAACAACCAAAAGGAGTCCAATGAACATCAACATTGACACAAGTAACATCGATCTCGTCCACAATCCAGATATTCTGGCGCTAGTGCTCAAGAGTCTCCCCAAGGCTCACATTGTCCACGTTGAATTTTTCGACGGGGATACTTACGAATTCATCACAACGATTCGCGATACCCTCATCTGCACCAACGAAATTATTGGGGAGTTGAACCCATCAGAATTCACCAGCTTCGTCCAGGGTAAGAATCCCAAATACGAAGACGCATGCTATATCGATTTCAGCCAACCATCCCCTGAGCAGAATATCAAGAGTCAAGACATCTCACTCAATAGGGCGATGCATGCTAGGCCTGGCGAACTACTGCATATCGGAAACAGACGCATTGTCGCTTGCGATGGTTTCTTCATTGATCTGGACAACGATCTACAGCAACTATCGCGATCTCAGATCGCAACTATGTTGTTCCTCAATGACACACCGTCAACCAATCTCAAAGAGCTCTTCTCATAGCAAAGAATTTCAGAAGAAAGAAGAAAAACAATGGTAACTATCTACGACAAGCCTCTTCTCGTCATTCGTAACGGCGAGATCAGGACGGAAGGGTACTGGAAAATTACCGTCCCTGGGACCGTCGTCCTTGTCTCCGGCCAGCGGTTCATGTTCCTATCGAGCGACAACACCAGGGACGGTTTCTGGTTGGTGTTGGGTGAACAGACTCAGCTGACTGTCCAGGAATTCTATGACAGGTTTGAGATGCAGCCCATTGCGGTTGTTATCGACACCAGTATCCCAGAAAGGAAGTCACACCCATGAACAACAAGATCGAATTCGACCTCGCCAACTGCGACGGCAACGCTTTCGCGATTCTTGGCGGATGGCGACGCGCTGCCCGCCAGCAGGGCTGGTCTGAGGACACAATCGAAGCTGTGCTCGCAAAGGCTAAGTCCGGCGACTACGACCACCTCGTCCAAACCATCATGGGGTACTCGAAATGAGCTTCTACGATGACTGGGTGAAAGCTTTCCCTTACATTGGTAGAGATAGCGACAAAAACGAAAAAGATGTCGATCGTGATTCACCGTGCAAATGCTGCGACAACAGAAATCCTCCCTGTATGTGCTATGCCTGCGATGGCACTGATGACTGCTGTTGTTACGGATATTGCGATTGCAATCAATAATGGCTACAACATAGGAAAGTATCATGGAAATCATCATTGACATTGACATGTCGGCATATCGACGAATGATAATTCTCGAACGTCTAGCAAAGGCTGGGAAGAAAGTCAAAATCAACCTAACCGACCACAGCACCCTCCCCATCGAGATCCTCAACGCATGGCGGCGAGAAGCACGTAAGCAAGGCTGGTCCGAAGAAGAGATTGATGCCGTGTACCAAGAGGCGGATCCAGATATTGACTTTTATCGCCACATCGACATTCTGAATCTATTTTCGGAACGCATCCCGAATAAATACTAGATACAACGAGAGGCAAACCATGCTACATATCCCTCTCGACATCAACAACCATGTATTACAAACACACATCATACTCTAGCTATGGCCACCCGGTGCGCCGCCAACCTAGCCCTCGTGTCCCACTCAATCTCGACTGGACCCAGTGGCAAGACATCACCTGGTATGACAACCAAGGTCGCCCTTTGACCTACCCAAAGTACCAAACCTGGTTCGATGACGGACTTTACATCTACCGCATCATCTTAACTGGTGAAATCATGCGAGGTAAACACGAAACCAATCTATATATTGGTAAAGCGCCAATATCAGAGAACACTGACGCTTACACCAATGGCATGTGGAAACCAACACCTCATCTCATTCGTTACCTCAAAAGTGCAGCCAGTTCTGAATGGGAAACTGATAAACCTACACTCGATCGTATTTTCGGTTATAGGCAAGCTTGGGAAACCATTATCACCGAGTTCACAGAATACTGCACGCAGCTCACGCAAAATGGTATATCCAAGAGCTATAGTGAACAACTAGCGCAGAGTGATATGTAATAACAACACATCAACAAAAAAGAAGGAGCACAATCATGCCCCATATCCCCCTGGATATTGATTGGCGACAGTGGGAAGAGGTCGGCCCCGATGTCGGCCTCTTTGAAGACGCCCACATGCATCGCCAGACGTGGTTCGATGACTGGAACTACGTCTACCACGTTGCTTTGTGGGAGAACTTCAACGACAACGAAGACCCCGCCTCACTGATCGTCACCCGCGTCGATCAGATGGGCGACAGTCCGTACAAGCAGACCTCTCGCGCGATCGGTGATTCCGGTAATCCCGAGTACTGGTCTGAGCTCGATCGCTTGTTCGGCTCGCGCCGATCGTGGAACGCTGTGCTGAGCAACTTCCACGACTACGTGAAGCACCACCCCTACAGCCGCCACGGCGACAACAACTAAGCGCAAGACGCTGAGCACACGCCCCGTTACTGCACTATTAAGTCAGTAACGGGGCTCTCTCTCTCTCTCTCTAGTTTATATACTGTTTTCATGCAATGAAATTGCATCGGTAGTAGTAAAGAACCCTGTATAGTCCAGAAATAAGCAACACCACCTACTGGACAACAACCCGAAAGGACACAACCATGCCTGATATGTACGGATTTGCCGTCAACGAAGAAGAATTCGTCGCACTCATCAACGAGCTGTTGGGTAAGACGACCCCCGAGGTCGACAAGAAGACCGAACAGGCCAACGCCCGCGCTACCTTGTCCGACATCATCGGTATTGACCTGGACAAGCTCGCCGCACTCGTCAACGATGAGACGACCGACAACGAGACTGCTGACAATAATGAGGCAGATACTGACACAGACAACGACACAGCAGACATTCTTGCTGATGATCTCTTCCGAGCCAAGGCTCCCAACGGGCTCGAAGACGTGTACAAGGCAGGAAAGTTCAATATCGGTACCGTTATCAGCATCAACGACGTTGAACACTCCCACATCGCCTCTGTCCATAACAACACCACCTTCTGGGTCGACGCTGCGGGTCATATCCTCTCCGAAGAGGATATAGCGCAATATGCACGAGGTGCCAACAGCTTGCACGGTGCCGTTGTTACTGAAATTGTCCACTTCGGATGATCGGACACATTATGGCACTACCCAATTGGTATGGCATCAATGGAATTGGCTTTGAATGGCGAGGTTCCCAAGATGACCCAGTATTGCACTACAAGGGATATACATTCAACGGAAATGGTATCCAAGACGCCCTGTGGGACATGTTTCTGGAAGATCACGGCAACCCTGACAACGATGATGAATGGAAAACATTTGTGATCAACAATGCCATCGATTACCTAGAAACTCTCATCGATCTCAATCTCACACAGTAACAACACAACAAGGAGACACCCATGGAACTCAATGACAAGGCGCAATCCCTCATCACGCGCAGCATGAAGTTGCTGCGTGATCAGCTGGAGGGTGAGAAGAGAGCCGACGATCAACCGATCCTCACTGACATTCTGAACGAGAACATCAGGATGCTCGATGATCTCATCAAACGTGTTGAATTCGAGGGCTTTATCTTTACCCTAACTGATGAGTGGTGAACAGTTCTCACCCATCATCACAAAGCTCTCTGATACGTACAAGCATCAACACCGCTGATCAGAGAGCCTACCCCTCGTGGCGAAACAGGCAGACGCGCTGGATTTAGGTTCCAGTACTCATCACGGGTATGTGGGTTCGAATCCCACCGAGGGGACCAGCCTCTATAGCTCAGTTGGTAGAGCAACGGACTTTTAATCCGTGGGTCCAGGGTTCGAGCCCCTGTGGAGGCACCAACACATCGCATCAACAACCTCTCACAAACAAGAAAGGCCGCACACATGTCTATCCACCCGCCCATTATCTTCAGTACGCTCACCACACCATTCAACCGCCTTGCGATCGGCACCATTGTCGAAGACAGCGAGGGCAATCGATACATGAAGACGTATTGCGACGGCTTCAACCTCTGGATCGATAGCAACAACATCGAATGCGCTCATAATGACACATGGATGCTGGAGCGCATCGAAAAGAAGCCCGACTCGTGGCTCGTCTGGGTCTGACATGAACATTGCAGCTACCACCCCTGCTCACGTCGCAGGATTTGTACTCAATGTGTTGCTGTTTGTCACTCTTATGATACTGCCACGTAAAATGGCAGCAGCGCAAACCACACACCACAAGCGCTATATTGCATTCCTCATCGGCAGCTCTGTTCTCATGAGCTTCTTCCTCGTCATCATCATGATTGATATCGCAGCATTCATCTAACAAAGAAAAACAGAAAGGATCCACCATGAGCAACATCGCATGGGGAATCATCTCCCTTATTGGACTTATTCTCAATCTAACACTGATCCCCGGAGACATTGCAGAGGAAAAATTCACATCTGCTGCATTCAGCGGCATTTTTGCCATCATCAGCGCTATGACAATGGTCTATTTCTTCATGAAATAAACAATAGGAGAAACCAATGTGCACCATGTGCGAACACCCGTCGAAAACTGACAACATTAACGACCTGCTCGAAGCATACGAACGTCAGCAGCGCGAAGTCTACATCAACCGAACGATTCCCGCCATCGACAAACTTGAAGGTATTGCATACGACCTGGCAAATGCATACGAAATGGAATACCGCGCCAATCCCACCTATGAAAACGAAGAACGTATGCGCTACTGGCGATACATGTGGGCAGCTCATTGGGATAGTAAAGGTGGCGGAAGGTACTTCACACCACACAACGAATACAAAAACCGCAAAAAGGAATACGACGAACTCATTCGCAAACATAGAGAATCTATCGAGCGCACCGTAGGACCGCGTTAAAGGACCAACATGTCTCTCACTGCATTCATCAAACGTTTCAAACCACGTCGCTACACCACGCTGCGTATTGAATTCCCCATCATGCTTCCGCGTGATTGCTCACCCAGCGAATATGAATATCTCTCCAGCGCCGAGATCGAAAGTAAAGTGCTCGCTGTATACACAGCGCTCACCAACAAATGCGGCATCACACCCAAGCAGCTACGTGGGACTATCGTCCCTATCCTTGCTACCTCACAGCGCTTCAGCAACAAGATCATCGTCAAATGTCGTGTGTCTGAAGATGCACCAGTGACAATGATCCGCGACGTTCTCGTACAAACATTCAAGGGGAACTGCGCACTATTTGTGTAACCCCTTGTTTCACTGTCAATATCCTCAATTATCAAGTAAACTGAGGTCAGAATGTTCTCCTGCTCATCACAGATGCGCAAGAGTCTTCTCTGGGGATGAACCCATCATCCCCAGCACACCCTTCACGAAAGGAAGAGTTACCCAATGAATCTCAACAAGATTTTCAAGAAGCGAAAGTCCGGCCTCACTCTTGTGGTCGCCACCACGCTTCTGTTTGCAGCCCCGATGGCTGCTCAGGCTGCTACCGAGAACACCAACGGTACGGCTGACAACACAGCAGCTAACAATGCTGCTGCCGATGGCAACAACGGCATCGTGGGCACCGAGCCCGGTGCGTCGACCGCTACGGGCGGTATCAAGATCAGCAAGGTCCAGGTCAATGGCCGTTACGGAGACAAGTACTCCGTGAATGCCACCTTGGACATCCGCGTTGATTACGCGGGTGACAAGGTCGAGAAGGGCGCCACCTTCTCTGTGGGCCTCGGGGACGGCATCCAGATCCCCAACGGATTCAACAGTGTCGATCTCAAGGCCACCGCCTTGGATGGCTCTGAGAAGAAGATCGGTAAGTGCACCGCCGAGAACGGCGCATTCAAGTGTGTCGTCACCGAGGACATCGCTGCAACTCTGGGCGGCAATGGGTCGTTGAAGAACGGCTTCGTCAAGCTCGAAGCCACCTTGAACAAGTCGAGCATCAGCAAGACCACGACCAACGTCGTCGTCGACGGTACGAAGTACACAGTCGGCCTGGGCCGAGGCGTCGTCGGTGAGCCCGTCACCAAGGGCGACGGCAAGTTCTGCTGGTCTGATGGCAAGACCGCAGAGGGCCTCTACAAGTTCGGCTGCTGGGTTCAGGCCCAGGGCCAGCCGGGTCAGACCATCACGATCACGGAGACTCGTGACGATGCCACCTACCAGGGCGGTGTCACCATGACGACTGTCGACGGTGACTGGGCCAACCCCATCGACTGGAACAACATTGGGGTCACCAAGCCCAAGGTCACGAAGAGTGCAGACGGCAAGTCTGCTACCTTCACGATCCCTAACGAACTGAAGGGTGACCACATGGCTCGCATCCGCGTTGTGGTCGTCACTCCCGAGAAGGAGATGACGAACAAGGCGACGGTCAACAACAAGGAAGTCAGCACCACGGCCACCTGGCGAGCCAAGGGCTCGTCTGGTGCCGAGACTGGCGAGGACGCGAAGCCGGTGACCCCGACTCCCGCGCCCACTCCTGAGCAGCCCAAGCCGGATCCGACTCCGACCCCGGATACGCCTAAGCCTACGCCGACTCCTGAGCCTGAGCCCAAGCCCTCGGAGCCTCCGGTGACGCCACCTGTCACCCCGGAACCCGAGAAGCCCGCTCCGACTCCCGAGCCGTCGAATCCGCCTGCTCCTACGCCTACGCCGGAGCCATCTACGCCTCCTGTGACTCCGCCTGAGGATCCCAAGCCTGCTCCGACGCCGGACCCGACTCCGACGCCTACTCCTGAGCAGCCCAAGCCGGATCCGAAGCCCACGCCTGAGCAGCCGACTCCTAACCCCGATCCGAAGCCCAGCACTCCGTCTGAGCAGCCAAAGCCGGAACCGTCTCAGCCCTCCAAGCCGAGCGATCCTACTCCTGCTCCGACCCCGGACACTCCGGCTCCCAGCCCGAAGCCGTCCGAACCTTCTGTGACGCCGGATCCCAAGCCCAGCACTCCGTCTGAGAAGCCTGCTCCGAAGCCTGAGCCTAAGGAGACCCCCAAGGAGACTCCTTCTCAGCCCTCTACGCAGACCCCGACTACTCCGTCTACCCCAGACAAGCCGGGCAACAACACATCTCAGAACAAGGGCGCTGTCACGGGTCTGGCTCAGACCGGTGCTGCCAACACTGGACTGATGATCGCGGGCACTGCTGCGCTCGTCGCCGCTGGTGGCGTTCTGATGGTGCTGCGTCGTCGTCAGAACACTGGCAACTGACGTAGGTCAGTAGTCATGAGACAGGGAGAGGCTCTGGAGATGCAATGCTCTCTGGAGCCTCTCTCTTTTCAAGAACAACAAGACAACAAGGAGAAAACAATGCGTAAGGAATACAAGACCACTGAGCTCATCGATGACATCACTGGCGTGCCTGCTGACACCACCATCCCGTTCAGCGTGAACGGCAAGGACTACATCATCGATCTCTCTGACGACAACGCTGCTGCATTCAACGAGGCGCTCGCGCCCTACATTGAGCATGCTCGCCGTGCACCGGCCAACAAGCGCAAGTCGCGCAGCTCCAGCGAAGCGGCTCGCGCCAAGCGTCAGCGAAACGCAGAGATTCGCACCTGGGCACTGGAAAACGGTGTAACCGTTTCCAAGCGAGGCCAGCTGGGCCAGGACATCGTGGCAGCTTACGAGGCCGCGCACGCTGCGCCCACTGCCGAGAGCACTGAGAACTCCGAGAACTGACAGGAATGGCACATGTCTACTACTGTTGCGTTTCTTGATAGAAACGCTGAAACCGATCTGAGCTCTCTCCCAGTAGGAACGCTGATCATCACTGTCGGCCCAACTGAACAAGTGACTCATGAGGACCGTCAGTACATGAAGTGCCAGCGTCACTGGATCAGCCCTGACGGTGGCCACTGGGATGATGAGTCTCTCGCTGAGGATCTGGGTGAGCAAATCGAAATGGGTCGTCGGGCTATCGCCACGTACATCCCCATTTACCCCGCTCATCAATAACTGGCAATCCAGACAATCAGTCAGTCAGTCAATTCATGTTGCCTCCCCCGTGTATATTTGTGTGTACCCCTGTACATCACAGATGTACCGGGGGAGGTAATGTACACTGGTACTAACTAAATATTCACCGCCCCTCGTGGTGAAAGTGGCAAACACAGCGCATTCAAAATGCGCCGCCTTTGGCTTGTGGGTTCGAATCCCACCGAGGGGACCACCAAGTGTCCGGGCAATGCTGGATGATTAGGACTTAGCTCCTGCCGCTCTGATCAAGCGGATGCGCCGGACACCGTGATCGGGGATCACGTACGGGGTAGCACCCGAAAGTCGACATTTGCGCCATGAGGCGTTTGTGTGTGATTTGTCGTCGACTAGACAGCATCCCCACATAACCCCTCTCTTGAACAGGACAGACAGAGAGGTAGCGGACCCATTGGAAATCACCTTTCCAATGGCTTACCGCATCTGGTTTACTCTTTGGGCCGCTGTCTTTACTAAAGACAGAACAGAGGTGATCTGAGGCCCAAAGAGTAAACCTGCAACACACAGCAACACAAGAGCACGGAATGTGGCGCAGCTTGGTAGCGCACCTGCTTTGGGAGCAGGGGGTCGCGGGTTCGAATCCCGCCATTCCGACGATACAAGTGCGAGACACTTGTATTGCGGGTGACTACTCGCGGCTGATTATTGACTTCAGCCGAAGGCCACCATACGTTTAATGACAAGCACGTATGGTGGCCATAGTTGGCCAAGTAACACACTTGGCTTTATCTCGAATAGTGTAAAGGTAGCACACCGGATTTTGGTTCCGGGAATCTAGGTTCGAATCCTGGTTCGAGAGCTAGTCAACGCGTATTTGTTTCCTTTCTAGCGTTGACTATGGGTCACCCTCAGCGCCTGCTTAACTGTAGAGTGACAAGCTGCTTAGCTCAATTGGGAGAGCGGCTGCTCGACCATTTGATTGTTTCTACTATCAAATGGAAGAGTGGCCGATACAGGTTCGAGTCCTGTAGCAGCACTAAATAACGCACACAACAATCGATCGAAAGGATCTCATCATGTCCACCAAGTACGCAGTCATTTCCCAGCCTATGAAGGGCATCGATCCCGACAAAGTCACGTCGCAGCGAGAGAAGGCTGAAGCAGCTGTTCGAGCTGCTGGCTACGAAACCATCGATACTGTCTACGAAGAGGACTTCAAGTACGATGTTGTCAGCGACAGTATCGTCAACCCCGCACTGTGGCACATGGGCCTCGCTCTGATGCGCCTCTCAAAGGCGCACATGATCTACATGTGCGCCGGATGGGAAACTACACGCGGATGCCTTATGGAGCATCAAGCAGCAGTCGCTTTCGGAGTCGACATCATGTACGAGACCGACTGACACAGACTACAAGCTGACAATCGCATAGAAGGAGCGTCGGAACCATTACGGAACCGACGCTCCTTCTATGCGCTACAGAAAGATAACTAATTATGAATTCTGAAGCAATCAAAACGATTAGACGCCTTGATGCAAGCGTGTTCCACACTGACAATGAATCCCTGACTGTCGACATCAATATCGTTGCATGTTTTGATGATGGCGAACATTCTGTTTCCATCACATGGGATCCACACACTGATGAAGTGTCCCTTGAACGCATCTAAACACTCCGAAAGAAAGCAACACACATCAGAAGAAAGGTTAATTTTCAATGATCATCAAGCTCAAGAATCTCTCTATCCCGTTCCACAGGCTCGGCCTCGGAGCCATCCTGATCAGCCCGGACGACTCTCGTTACCTCAAGTCGCTCACCGACGACGCAGAGTTCTGCTGGGTCACAGCCACTGACGCCATCACTGCTGAATCCGTGCTCGATAGCACGATGAAGCGCGACATTGGTGACGGTAAGGGCTGGAAGGTCATCCCGTGACAGCCGTGACAGAGAGCATCGAGTACATCGATGATGCCGTAAACGGCATCACACACAACAGTGACGGTACATTCACCGTGACCGAAGAGCGCCTCAAGGAACTTCTCGAACATGAAGTCATCAAGGAATTGTATGACATGAACGTTGACACTCCTGGATCCTGCATGTTCGGCATTGAAAGTCTCTATCCAGGCTACGGTGACGAACCTGAAGTTGTTGCTAACACGATGGTAAGCATCATCATCGATACGTCCAACTAACCATTCGATAAAGAAAAAGAGAAAGAAGAACTCAAATGCTTACTGACGAACAACTCGATGAGCTCACCACGCGATTGCTGAAAAAGATCGCACCGATGCTCGGTCTTGAGTACGAGGAACCAGAATCACAGCCCGTCACCACGATCGAAGACGAGAACGGTATTGTTCACGATCTCGCCAAGCTCGTGAATACCCAGTGCCTCATTGATACCGGCATGGGTACATTCATGGCAGTGCAAGATTACACCGATCTGAAGGCAGACCCTTACTGGATGGCTTGGGACGGTCAGAAGTACACGCCCGAAGAGCTCGCAGAGCGCATCAATCTCATGGCACCGGGAAACAGCGATATTGTCATCAATGTCCACGAATTACGAGACTGAAAAAACAAAAACAGTAGGGAGTGAGAATGAAAATCTCCGATGACGAGTACCACGACATCAAACAGAATCTGATCAACGCTCTTGCCCCACAACTAGGTATCGAGCCTGAAAAGGAACTGCGAAAGACCGAAATCAAGGATAAGAACGGCACTATCCACGATCTCGAAAAACTCGTCAAGAAAGAATGTGTCATCGACACCGGCACAGACATTTATATGTCGCTATGGTCCAAGCGTGATTGTGGCTACGTATGGATCTCATCAAACACGTCTACATGGCTATCAAAAGACCTCGCATACCATCTTCATCCTGATCACATGACGAAAGATTCCGATCAGGAGATCACTGTTCATGAATTCCGAAACATGGCACGGATGCGAGATCAGAATTGCAACAGCACAGACACGGAACTTTCCGACGCGCAATTCTACTACCTCACGCGGAGCTTGTTGGCAAGCATTGCACCCAAGCTAGGCATCAAGCTTGAGGAAGACTTGGAATGGGACCAAGTCAAAGACAAGGATGGTAACGTCCGAAGTATTTTCCTATTCGAGAAGAAACAATGCATCGTCGACACCGGCGAACATATTTTCATGCCAGTATTCGACGCGCGTGAGAATGATAAATACTGGATCACGCCCAACGGGTTTACGTGCAGTACGAGAGACCTTGCGCAACGCATCCGCATTGACGAGTTTGTTGAGAATCCCAATCTCAACGTCACCATCCATAAGTTCCGAGATATGAGAACTCAACGAACAGTTTTCTACCTGTGAACCTGAGAGAAAGCGCAGAACATCATGAATCGTGAACTCATCACCATCACGGAACCCTATGAACTCGGCTGCTTCAAGCCCGGTACCGTCATTGACACCAACGGTTATCACGACCCCACGTTCATGTCCATCGGGGATGATCAATGGGTGAATAGCAACAACGGCGACATCATCCCAAACGGTGTGCTCTTCAAGCTTCTGAAGGAATACAGCGCACCCGTTGTGATTGTCGATAGCGTCTATCGACCAACCATGGAGCTGCTGATCGAGATCAGCAGTGATCACAAAAAGTCTTCTTCAAGGAAGACTAAGAATCCCTTTCGTACATCGCAGATGTACTAGGATAATTATTGATAGAGGATCATAAGATCCACCACTCGCCATACGAAGGAGATACACAAATGGCAAACATTAACCCCAAGAACTTCGGTGTTATCAAGGGTCGCCTGGCCTCTGATCCGCGTTTCTTCACCAACAAGGACGGTTCGCGTACGGTTCGCTTCACCATTCTGGCCGACCAGAACTTCACCAAGCGAAACGGCGAGCGCGGCACCGACGCGGTATCCGTTGAGCGCTTCATCCCCAACGACCGTGGAAACGGTGTCTTTGACATGATTCATCAGGGTGACCTGGTGACCGTCATGTACCACCCGACTACTGATGTGTACACAGATCCTGATACCGGGGAAACCCACTACATCCCCAAGAACATCGTCGATGACGTTCAGATGGATGAAAAGCGCGAGGTGACGACTGCACGTCTCGCCCGACGCGCCGCCGAGCAGGATGCGAAGAACCGCGCTGCTCAGCAGTCTGCTCCTGTTACAGCCCCTGCTGCTGCGCCTGTCGCTCCTGCCGCTCCCGCGCCTGTTTCGCAGGCTCCCCAGGCCCCCGTCTTCGCGGACGACGCGCTCAATGCGTCTGATCCGTTCGGTGACGGGTTCGATCAGGACATGCCCTTCTGAAAAGAACAGGGTAATATTCTGATCAACAACTGAATCGCACAACAGGATATCGCAAACAACACCAATACCCCGTAGCAGCATCACGCTGCTACGGGGTATTGCTTTACACAGCGATCACTACATCACTGTATAGCTGATTCCAAAGCCACAGGTTCTGCCACCAGAAACACATTCTGCTGGTAGTAGCCGTAGCTGTTCACACGGCCACCACAGGTCGTCAGCACCAGACGACGCGGACCAGTGGCGCTGAAATAGTCCTCCGGGAACGCCTGGTGCTCAGCAACCCACATGCCGCTCACGCGCCACGTGGACAGCGATCCATCAAAACCTTTCACCCAGATCAACTCATTCTGAGAGACATCTGTCGCCATAGTGTACAGCGCACCACGATGACGCTTTGTCCACGCCACATGGGATGCGATGAACGTCGTTCCCTCACCACCCGTCATACTCACTGCGTGTGCTGAGCTTGTCTGTGTTCCAGACTGCACGGTCTCGGAAGAAGAAGTAGAAGAAGGCAGAGCAGAAGACTGTGGTGTATCAAACCCCGGACGAATGCCGGTGAGAACTCCAGTATCAAACGCAGTGAGAGGTGCTCCAGCTGAGTACCAGACACCTCGGTGTACGTTGGTTGGTACGTGGATCGTCTGAAGATCGCCATAGTTAGACGCCTCGAACGAATCAGACCCTTGGAGCTCCATGTAGATACCGGACTCCGGGATGAACACAGATCCAGGAGCCATACGAGCAACGGACATCGTACTAATCCTGTAATCCTCGGTGTTCACCTCCCACGTGTTCGACCCTTGATCAGAGTCTGCGTTGACAACATCCCACTCGTGAGTCAGCACATCATCAGCAGCCTCGACAGGCTCGGTAGAGACCTCCGCCTCCTGGTATGTCTGAGTCGGCACCGGAAGCTCTTGCTCGACCTGAGCCTCATCGTATGAGCGATAGATCAGGTAGAGACCGCCACAGACCAGGCTCGTGACAAGAAGCCATGCCAATGCTGTAATCGCACGACGCAACGTACGGCGCTTCGCTGGTGACGCAGATGTCGTGCTTGACTCATCTGTGTCACCCACTTCACTCTCAGCACCGCCAAACACCTCATCGAGCGTCGACGGAACGACCACAGACTCAGTCTTACTAGGGCTATTGCCATCACCATGCACGATGTCATCGAAACTCGGCAGAGTAGCGCCGGTGGCGGCAGCTGTTGCATCAGCTACCGCCACATCAGGCTCACCAGACCCGGCAGACTCAGTCACGATGTCGTCATGCGCGTGCTCTCGTGCGCTGTAGCGCCGCAGAGCATCATCCCATGGACTCGTAGACGTAGACATCCGGTCACTCTCCGTTCTTGTTGCTGTTCTTGCGCTTCGCAGGCTTACCGGACTTCGCAGCCTTGCTGGACTGAGCAGCAGACGCCTGAGCAATCGAGTACAGACCCTCACGGTTCAGTGAGCGCGAGTACGACGCATCCAGGTAGAGGACCGGCATTGCGTCCTCAGTGTTCATTTCCGTGACCTTCTGAAGCAGCAGCGGGTAGAGCGCGTCCTTCACAGGACCAGATCCACCGCCAAACACGAACACGACCTCCGTAGTGGCACCTACCACGCTGAGCACACGACCGAACTGGTCAGAGACAGCTCGTGCGAAAAACTCGATCTCACGATCGACGTAGGCGCGCACCTTGTTGTAGAAGTTGCGCTTCAACGGCGAGGGCTCACGCTGGAGGAACTCAGCGAGCTGCTTCCGGCTCGTGAAGCCAGTGTGGAAGCCTTCGGCATCCATGGATTCAAGAGCGCGCGTCAACACCGTACCGTAACCCTCGCCAAAAGTCACAGACGCATCGGCGTTGAACTTGCCGTTGGTGAAGACCGGGAAGTTCACCGTGCCTTCACCGATGTCGATGCCAATCGTGTTATGGGCTGCGAGAACATCTTCCGCCGTGATACCTTCGAGCGCCAGGCCACGAGAACGCACGTCAGCGAGCATGGCCTTCATGAGCGGCACGCCTTTCTCGGTGATGGCCCACTGCGCAGAGGCACCTTCGGCCATGACGACAACATCGCGGAACGTAATGCGCACCACGACAGGAGTCTCAAAGTTGTGCACAGTTACCAGGTGCGTTCCATTCATGAACTCAGCGCTGTAGCTCGTGCGATGGCGCATGTACTCATCGATCGGCAGCGCCACTGCCACGCGAGCGTCGACAACAAGCTCAGCCACAGGCAGAGTCTTGGCAACAGCCACGTAGTCACATAGCGCCTTCGCAGCAAACGCGCCAAGGATCAGCACCTTGGACAGCTCCTGCTCGGCCTTCGAACGCCGTCCCACGACGTTAAACTCATCGAATGCGCCGTTCGCAGTAAGAGCTCGCTTGCCGAAAATGTGGCGATACGCATTGCCCACCATCGGAGACGAGAACGACACATCGAGGGCGTTGTAGAAGTCCTCACCGCACACGGCCTCGGCTTCAGTGTCATCCTTCGGTAGGGAGTTAGGCCGAGTCACCCGCGTCACGCCGCTGGGGAGATCGATCGTGTCAATGATGGGCTTGCCGGTCTTGTCGGTACGCTCACCGCGCACCAGACCCTTCACATAGCCGTTGCCGACATCGATGCCACCCAGGAGCGACATCGTGTTCAGGGACGTGGGAATCGCAGAAGTCATAGTAGATTACTCACTTTCTCTTTGCTGTGTTTGTGATGTGCTGCGTGCGATCAACGCAGTGCGCCAAGCACATCTTCCATATCGAAATCGGTTGCGTCACCGGCATCATCAGAACCGCTGAGAATCTCAGGCTCATCTGGCGCATCATCGTGCAACACAGAAAGCTCTGGTTTCAGCTCAGCTATCTTCGCAGGGATCGGGTGACCATCAACAGTGAGCTCTGAGAACTCTGCCTGTTCTGCCTGTTCTGTAAGCTGCTCTGTTGATTTGGGCGGACGGCCTCGACGCGGCTGCTGAACCACCGGATAGCATGTCGCGTCACGGTACCCGTGTCGCTCGATCGCCTCTCGGATCAGGCTGCGCACAGACGCGCTGAGATCCGACTGTGCGCCAATCCAGGCCAGCACAGACTCATCAGCATCGGGCACGGAGACCCGGAAACGGCGCGCCTGAGGGCGTGGGACAGACCCAGTGAAACGCTTAGGCATAAACACCTCTCTCTCCTCGATCTTGATAGTGGGCCACATAACCAGATGACGAGTGGTTCTTATCTGGTCACCTATAGGCCATGATACACCCATTCGCCTCATACATCAAGCAAAACGGCGCTTATCTGGTCACGTTACGACCAGATAAGCGCCACACATGCAGTGCTAGGACCAACTATTAGCCAACAATGTCCCACACGGCACAATGCAGGTCGCTGACAGAGCCGCAGTTACAGATCACGACATCGGCACGCTGCAACAGGCTGTACGCGTTGGTTTCCGACACGTGATCAGCACCCAGCGCCCCGACAGATGCGTCAACCAGTGCTCGATCGAGGGAATCCTTATCCCCTCGCCACACGCCGATCACAATACCTCCGAGATCATGCACGAGATGGAACTCTTCATCGAACCGGACATCGGTGAGCGCCACGGCTTCACCGCGCGCGAGCTCTTCCTGCACACGCTGACCAGTAAGGTCCGTCCACGTTCGCTCGCCCAGTGTGTCGCGCACGCAGTCTGTGCCGAGCGTTTGGAGCACAGTACGCACATCAGGCACGAGATCCTTCGCCTTCTCCATACCCAGAGCGTCGACCACCTCGTGGTACTTGGCAAAGCCACCCATGACAGTGATAACGCTATCAAGGTGCAACTCGCTCAGTTCCTCTGGCACCTCAACCCAGACGCCACGCAGATTCATGCTCATCTCTTTGAGCGGATCAGCAAACGCCATACGCTTCCAGCCTCGGGTAATCAGACCCTGCGCAGCAGTGTCTTTGCCCGATCGTTTCAGACCGACGAAACCAACCAACGACGTGGGCACATCGCGACGATCAATCAGAGCAGGAACAGCGTCGGTATCAGGCATCATAATCACAGGGGCAGTCATAAGTGGGACCTCTTTCTTGGTCGATTCTACTGGTACACGAGCCATTCTACTACACATAATGCTACCCATCCATGTGCAGAGATACACGTAACCCCCGCAGTAGCGTGGAGCTACCACGGGGGTCACGTACTGATCACCTTCTTGAGAGTCAGTGATCATATTAGCACATCAGTGCTTGGCGGCAACATGGGCCTTCCGACGAGCGAACCAGGTAGCACCGCCACCCAGACCGATCGCAGCCATGAGACCGCCCAGAGCAGCCATCAGGCCGGTGTTCGCACCCGCGACCTCACCGGTCACAGCACCCTTCGGAGCAGGCTGCTCAGGAGCATCCACCTTCGCGTGCCAGTCATCAGAGTCAGAGACCTTCTTACCATTGTGGATGGACTCGCCAACCACAGTCGCGGTGTCACTGTGCAGAGTGCCCTCTTCGACACCGGTCAGGGTACCGACACAAGACACAGACTGACCGACCTTCAGGGTACCGATCTTGTCACCGGCAACCTTGACAGTCTGCGCAGTCGCGCCACCAGTCACACCGGCGTTCGCCGGATCCGCAGCAGCCTGCTCAGCAGGGATATCACAGACGATACCGGTGACGTTACCGGTGGTGCCCTCGTGGGTCTGGTCAGTGAGCGAGACATTCACGAGGTCAGCCTCACCAGTGTTCTTCACCAGGAAGCCGATCTGAGTCTCGTCCTTCGCGGACTTCAGCGTCAGAGCGTTATCGGCCTCATCGCGGTCGCCAGCCTCAAGACCCTCAGACAGCGTGAACTTCTCCACGTCGATCGCAGGCTTGGGAGTCACCGTGAAGATAGGCGGCTCATTGGTGACCTTAGACTCGTTGTTCCAGGTGACGGAGCCCTTGTTAATGAGCTGCTTGTTCTGTCCGTCCGTGTCGTAGTCACGACGGAACTGACCGGAGATGACCAGCTTGACCTCACCGGGCTCAGTCAGACGCGCAGTCTTGGCCAGGAACTCAGGCTTCGCCTTCGCGGTCGTCACACCCTTCTCGATGTCGTTGGTAATCTCGAACAGATCCGTGACATCGTTACCCTGGAAGTAGACCTTCGGGGCGCCGTCCATCGTGACGTAGGTCAGACCATCCGACCAGTCATCGGTGATGGAGTATTCCTCAAGAGCGTACTGGAGGTACGCAGCGATGTGGTCGTTGACCACAGCCGAGACCTTATCACCAGGCAGGAAGGTCTTCTGGTCCACACCCTTCTGGTTCGTGCGCTCGGGATCAGCGGTCGTACGGGCCTCGGCCTCATCGGCAGTCCAGACCTTATCGGGATCCGGGGTCACCTTGCCGGTCTCAGCGGAGTTACCGACGAGGCAGTGGTCCTGAGCCTCGGTGTAGCACACCTTCGAGTCATCCGGGATACGGTAGTCAGCGCCGGTTGCCTTCGTGTAGGTCGGAACCATCAGGGTGTAGTTGCCCTGCTTCTCGATGTCCTTCACGGTACCGGAGATGACAACCTTGCCCTCGATCGAACGATCGATCGTCACGTCAGCCTTAATGCGCTGACCATCGGGGCCAAGCACCTGGACACGATCCGGGTTGTCGGTCTCCTTATCACCGATCACGACATCAGCCGTGTTCACCGTATCGGTGATGGTGAGCTGCGAAGCGTAGCCGTTAGAATGCGCCGTAATGTTCGCGTTGTAGAACATATTGGCGGCGAGCACGTCCTTCTCGGTCAAACCAGAACCGGTTTCACCGTTGGTCAGAACCTTGACGGGGTTCTTGGGCTTGACCGTCCAAGACTCAGACGGCTCACGATCGGCGGTGTCCACCGCCTCGTTCATGTTGCCCTGCTTGGCAACCTTCACGTCGAACCAGAAGCTCTTGCCCTCGCCCGTAGCAGGCCAGGAGGTCCAGCCGAAATCAGCCGGAGTAAACTCAGGCGACTTCGTATCCCCGTTGTTGGCGATCGACGCAGTCTTGGTGACAGACTTGTTGCCCTCGGGGCCTTCGTAGGTCAGAACAACCTCGGCGTCGACATTCTCATCCACGCCCTTGCCACCACGCGAGGCGTGGATCGTGTCGTAGACCGGAACAGTGCTGCCAGCCTCGGTCACGGTCGACGCATGATCGGTCGTCACCGTCAGGTCATACGTAGGCGGCGGAGGCGGAGCGGAGATACCCACAGGCTCTTCGCTGTTGACGGCGACACACGCCGTCGAGACATACGGCTCACCGTAGGCGTTGCCATCGTTCGGCAGACCCGACGCCTTGCCAACACCGGTCTGCGCGAGGTTGTAGATGAAACCTGCGATCTCAGCCGAACGGTTGTACATACCGGGGTAGCCGTCCGTACGCCATTCCTCGGCCTTGTCGTAGAAGTACTGCGCGCTGCGCGCAGCAGCGCCACCGTTGTTGCCGTTGTTGGTGGCATACATGATGCCAACCACACGAGCCGTGACGTTCGATCCGCCAGCAGCCTGGCCACGAGAAATAGCCTCGTTCAGAGCCTCGCCACACGAGGTCTGGAACTGGTTGGCCATGTACGTACCGGAGATACCAGCCTTGTCCATGAACCAGTTGATACTGTCTTGTCCCCATCCCTGGGAAACAAGTGCCTGGCCACCCTGCGGGTTGGCAACAGCGTCATCGAAGAACGCGTAGCGGATGCCCAAGTTGCCCGCCGCACCCAGATTGCCACCGGTGGTACCACCGGAACCGCCGTTATCAGCGAACGCGGGATTTGCACCCACGAGGGCAGCGCCAGCAAACGCCATCAACGCGGCAGTAGCAACAGCCTTGCGACCCTTGTGCTTAGTCGTACGAGAAGTCATCGTACCTCGCTTTCTGTTGTTGTTGAGCTAAAAAACAGACCTGCTGCTAGTGGTCCCTGCTTGCAGGTACCACTACAGCCTTCTCGCAACAGGTCAACGCATGATGCACGGTTGACTGGGAAGATCGCACAGTCTGAGCCTGAGAAGGCAGTACCCACAGTAGCACACATATACGCAGTAACGCGACAAATCGGCTCGATTACCAGTATATCGTGCATCTCTCTATGGTTCTTTACTATCTCTTTTACTCTTTCTTGAAGGGTTTGAATAAGGCGCTGCAAGCAGCGCCGATAAACAGATTGATCACTTTCCCTGGTTCTATGTCTGTGCTGCGTTTGTGCAGTGTTGATTGTGACCAGCTGGAAACAGAAGCTCATATACAAGGAGAACATCATGGACATCTGCTGCACCGAATGTGGCTACCCCGTCTGGACCAACATGACCGACAAGAGCATCAAGTACCTGGGCCTCACCGAGGCCGTGTACTGCGATGCTTGCGCGAACGACTAAGCAGAGACACAACGATCATGCATACGCTTAACCTCTCCTACATCATCCGATTCACTCTGGCAATTATCGCGTCATCGATAGCTGGATTCTTGATCGGATCGACCGTCGATGACGACTACATTGCAACCACGCTGGCTCTTGTCAGCATCGTTGTCATCGCAGTTGTCATCCTTGCACCCCTTGAAACACACTCGCACTCTCAGAAGAAGGACTGAACACCATGGAAGAAAAGAAGGAACCCATCCTCGCCCGGATCGACAAGGCTGCGCGAGAGCTGCTCGATGATCAGCCTGGCGGCATCATCCCCGTCTCGGGAAACTTCACCATCGTCAATCGAGATGGCGTGTACGAGATCTACTCGTACCGAACCCTCGTTGCGCTCGTTTCGTTCGGTTCGCTCCTTAACGAACAGACGGGCGTCTGGTCGCTTCGCCCAATCGTGCAGGTCTGCAACGATGCGTTCGACCACACCCGCACCACGTCCAGGCACCTGCATCGGTTCATCACTGCGCTGATGGAACATCGTCGTATTGACTGGGACAAGCTGAAGCAGCTGTGCGATGAAAGCAAGGCAGACGGAACAGAAACCGTCATTGTGCCCACTCTCTAAGGACACTGATGATCGTAGATACTGTCTTTTTCTACCTCATTGCTGCGTGATACATGATCGAAGCAATCTCTGCTGTATCGCTCATCGCAGCCGCCATCACATACATCATCTACCCTTACAAAAACACCACGAACAATAAAGGGGGTAAACATGGCTGAACTACTTAGATTTCTCAGTTTTTTCGTCCTTGTCGTAGTACTGGGCGCGGCTCTTGGCTCCTATTTAGAAGCGAAATTCAAAGAACCTTGCTCCCATAACCGAAACAAGCGCTACAAAGAAAGAAACGACGCAAATAACTAACAATATCTGCGTCAAACCTAAACATTTTCGTTACACCCAGAAAAGAGGTACCCATCATGGGAAACCGTTCAAACATGATTATCGTTACTGATCGTGTTCAGATCGAGCACGTTATCAATAACACCCCGCTCTGGAATCGAGACCAGGAGATCGCTCCCGATGAGCAGCTGCTGCCGCACAGCCTCGATCTTGTGACCGGCGTTTCCCTGTACTCTCACTGGGGCGGCATGAACGCTGTGCTCAATGCGCTGCGTGCATGCTACACGTACGGCCTGAATCGCGTAGATAGTGCATCTTACTTTGTGCGGATCCTTACGCGTGCGTTCACCAGGGGCGACGACGAAGAGACCGGCTCGGGTATCAAGCCCGTGTCGTTCGTTGCAGCTCACAATGCGCCTATCTTCACCTCCACCGAGCAGGTGAAGCCCCTCATCGTTGATAATAATTATCCGGTTGTTCCGGTCATCGATCTCACAGCTGGGGAAATTTACCTGTTCGAGCACAACTTCTTCGGTGAAGGAGAGGGCTCGCGTGGCGAAGTCTACCCGCTCGACAAGAACGGGATCACGATGATCGCGCACCAGCTCACCAAGCTGATGCGCGACTGAGAATACCCACACCTATACAAAGGAGAAACAACCATGGGACTTGATATGTACCTGTCGTACCGCCGTAACCTAGACGGTATTCCCGAAACGATTCAGCGCGCAATGCGTAAGCAGGCATATACCGACAGGTACCCGCACCTTGCCGAGCATTTCAATAAGACAGGTGAGCTAGACGACATCATCAATTATCATACCGAAAAAGGCGATCCTTACGAAGAAGAACTCATGTACTGGCGCAAGGCCAATGCGATTCACAAGTTCTTCGTCGACAACGCCGCTAACGGAGTTGATGACTGCCAACCCGTCCAAGTTACAATCGATGTCATCAAGGATCTCGTTGATCGTTGCGAGAAGATCCTTCAGGGAGAAGTTGACGACGAGGGTGCGCTTATTGACCCGAAGACGGCAATGGAGCTCTTGCCCTCGCAATCCGGCTTCTTCTTCGGTTCCACCGATTACGATGACTGGTACATCGAAGATCTCAAGGAGACCGTCAAGGCTCTCAAGCCTATCGTTGAGCACGCAGAGCTCTACACGGACCCGATCATCTACGAAGCATCGTGGTAAGTCAAGGGAACAACACTCATACCCCTTTACTGAGGTCTCACTCAGTGAAGGGGTATGTTGTTCTCTCTCTCTCTCTCTCTCTCTCTCTCTCTCTCTCTCTCTCTCTAGGACATCGTCGATGTCCCGATCATAGGATTGATAGAAATTCTCTCCCTCTCTCATACAAAGGAAATACCGCCATGACTATGAGCGCAACCTTCTACTACCGTCGCAACATCGACAGTGTTCCCGATACGATCAAGCGAGTCATGTACAAGCAGGCGATGATCGACGCATACCCGCATGTCTTCTCTGATGATGAGCTCAATGAGATTGTTGACAAGAAGATGAACAACGGTGAGCCGTACGAAGAGGAACTGCTGTACCTGCGGGGTGCAAAGGCCATCCACAAGTTCCTCATCGACGAAATCACCGATGGCGTCAACACCGACGAGCCCATCCAGGTTACGATCGATGTCCTGAAGAATCTCGTTGAACGTAGTGAGACGATTCTCAACAGCGGTATCGCTGACGACGGATCGCTTGCTGACACACTGGCTGCGTCACTACTCCTACCCATCGATGATGGCTTCGTATTCGCTTCCGATTACAACAAACGGTACGTCGACACTCTCAAGAAGATCGTAGAGGCCTTCAAGCCGATCATTGAGCACCCAGAAATCTACCCGGATCCGATCGTTTACGAAGGCACGTGGTGACAACACCCCCATACAAACAGGAGACACAACCATGATGCATCTGTTATACCGTCGCAACCTAGATGGTATTCCCGAGACTGCCCAGCGAGAAATGCGCAAACAGGCGTTCATTGATCGTTGGCCAGCACTCGTCAAGCTCTACGCTAGGGGAGGCAGCCTTGATGATGCGGTCGATAGGGAGGTCGATAGGGATATTGAAGCAAACAAACCCTACGAAGAAGTCATCATGCGCTGGCACAAAGCCCGCGCAATTAACAAGTTCTTCGTTGACAACTTTGACCCTGACTTTGTTGGTCACTACATAGCTATCCGGGTCACGATCGATACTCTAAAGGATCTTGTTGAGCGCTGCGAGAAGATTCTCGCAAGCGGCATCGACGAAGATGGGGAACTTGTCGACCCACAGGTGGCAGTAGAGCTTCTACCCACGCAGTCTAGGTTCTTCTTCAATCCCAACGATTATGACAGTCGGTATGTCGACGACCTCAAAGAAACTGTCAAGGGTATCAAGCCTATCGTCGATCATCCAGAACTCTATCCAGATCTGATCGGCTACCAGGCATGGCAGTAATCCCCACCAACACCATAACCCCTTCAGCGCATAGAAACACTGTGCGTTGAAGGGGTTTGTGTATCTCTACCTACTTATCTACCAACCAAGAAAAAGGATAAATCATGGACTACAAACCCCATCCAGAAAAGTTCGACTTCAAGCGTGACATCATGTGCATCAACCGCACAACGGGGCGCATGCTCCTATCAGCACTGACGCTCATCACTCCCCAGAAAAGGGGTCAGCAAATCCACAACATCATCAATGATGCAATCACACTGGATTGGAGCGATGCGACGCATTCACTCGATGTCACATACACACCAGATCTGAGTGGTAGCAATGGAACCACTACGTTGCACATCTCTGTGGAGTCTGATGTCGATACCTGTGTTGACATGACAGTTGATTTCGACTGCACACAGCAAGTTGCCCTGTATTACGAACCCATGGCATGGGCGATCACCATCACCAAGAAGGGGCGCGTTCTCAAGGAGTTCATCATCACGTGGGGAATCATGGCTGCTGTGCTGCGAGAGCTGATCATTCAGCGATACATCTTCCGTGACAACGAACGAACCATTGCTCAAGGTAAGATCGTTCAGCCGCGTGATTACACACAGAACAATGCATTCAAGACACAGGAAGATACATGGGCCAAACTCGGATTGATTGACCTCATCGAAAACGTCATGGACCCAGAGAAATATAAGCAGAACTAAATCACAAGGAGACTTCACTTATGCAGCTCTATCACAAACGTGACAAGTACATCGCGCACAAAGACTTCTTCACAACGCAGATGAAAGAACTCTCGCGCCGCACCTCCAAGATGATTCTGGGAATGCTCGGCATGCTTCCGTACGACGGATACTACGTCCATAAGAATATGACGACCATTCTCGATCTGGACTGGGACGACACAACTCATCAGGTCCACGCCAACACCGTGACTGATCCAGAAACGGGTAGAACCCGCGTGCGATTGACAATTACTGTCACCGGTTTCAACATCACGCTCAACATGTCTGTACTCTTCGCCCATTACAACCTTGGGCGCAATTCTTTCGATTGGATCCCAGTGAACTGGGACATCAAGCTATTCGATGGAAGCGACGAGCGATCAATCAATGAGCTACCCGTTCATGAAAGTCTTGTTCTCGTTATCCTTCGAGGACTTGCTATCCAGCGAGGTATCCAACTGGCCATTGACAATGACTACATTGGTGAGACGTTCATCGAAGAAGCAAAAGACTACGGCATGCTGGACAGCACCGAGAAGCTTTTCGTGCGATTCGGCGCAGAATACTTCAGGAACCTCCTGGAAAACGCCATCCGCCCCCACATCGCGAAGATGCAACAGGCGTGTAACGATAACTGACATGTCGGCATTTTCTCTTTGATATACCCCTCATCTACATACATACCTAATGATGTGGATGAGGGGTTATTTCTTTTATATATCTAGAGCATCTAATGATGCTCCGATAATCACACTGAGAAGAATTCTCTCCCCTCCACTTTCTCAAAAACAGAAAGGTGCATCGTCATGCACGCCATCAAGATGCAGACTGAAAGCGGTCGTGAAATCTCTGAAACTGGGATTGTGCCCCAGTTTGTTTACCTCGGTCAGTTCTGGGACGACGGCAAGCCCCTCTTCGAAAACATCGACATTGATCCAGAAGGTCTCGACGAACTGCCTAACGATACAGTCTTGCGTGTCAAACGCACAACATTTGACCTGAATCCATGGTATTTCCGCAAGGAGCCCAGCAACACGGGTGAGCCGTGGGTGAAGCTGGATCGAGAAGGCGAAGAATATCCTCGTATCGATCGCTCGGGTTTCTCCAGCCGATGGTCCGGTTTCGAGCACGCATCTGAGATCATGATCATCTACGTACCTGAGAGCTGAAAAACATGGCATACCAGAAGATCAACCTCAACACTTTGCCGATCGGCACGGTCATTGATGTCATGCACATCGATGACACCGGATCATACGTCGTCACGCTGGGCAAGAAGCTCGATAAGAGATGGCACCGTCACGGAGACGGCGCTGTCATCGACGCAGACCAGATCTACGCCTGGGCCACACGCATCACGGTCGTTCGAACCCCGGCATAACCCTCACTTCACTACATATCTCCCACAGAAAGATACAAACATGCGACTCAGTCACCCTTACGATCGCCAATACGATCTCGCCACGCAGATGGAACAGCTCTCGCGTGACACCGCTGCAATGCTCCTGGAAACACTCGGGTCCATACCGATCGTCGGCAACGGCATCTTCAACGATGTGCAGTACATGGCTGAGCTCGACTGGGATGATAAGACGCACACAATCAACGCTGAGTTCATCCCGGACTCGGGATGGGGCAACGGAGACCGCACACATCTCACGATGTCTGTCGCAGACACGAACGATAACGATACGAAGACTCTTACTGTCTCTGTGGAGCTAGGACACCTCTACACGCAGTACCACACCAGGTACATCCCGATCGGTTGGAAACTCACGATCGCTACAACGACAATCTTTTCTGGGGGTAGTGATCGTACAACTTACCTGGTTGGCGGACAGCCGCGTAACAGGATCGATAAGATCCGCGAAATCAGGATCACCAGGGGCGTTGCCATCGCTACGATGCGGTCTCTCGCCATCCAGATGGGCATTTCGTTAGCTGCTAAGAATCGCAGACTCAATAGCACCACGATCGACGAAATGCGCACGCACGGTGTTCCAGAGAGTCAGGAAACATCCTTCCTGCGTCTCGGTCTGGATCGCATCATTGATCTGATCAGGAACGCAAAGTCAACCAACACCACCGATTAACAAGAAAGGAGTGCGCACCATGAACGGCGCACAGCTCATTTACCTCCGAGACATCTCGGAGGTTCCGCCCGACACGCAGATGGAACTGCGTGCTCTCGCACTCACGAACATGTTCCCGTCGACGGTCTCGCACATTGCTGCATCCATGAAGCTGGGCGACATGCGCAACGTCATCGAGCAGCTTCCCTACGAGGAACTGCTCGCTCAGTGGAACAAGCCAGAAGCTGATGCTCTGTATCGCTTCTTCAGGAGGACTGCCCCTGAATACACGGACGATCCTGATCAGGTTGATCTGTACCAGGGCTACAGAATCACTGACCTAGGCCAGCTCGACGATCTCGTCTCTAGCTGCCGTGCGATGCTCAGCGTTCTAAACAACGCTGCGTACTCGGATGACAACGAGTCTCAGAATGTCATCCTACGAGCTATCGAGATGAACCTGCCCGTTCCCTTCGAGATGCTCAAGCAGACCGACTTCAAGGATTACAGGGCGTTCCTGGAGCGCACGGTTGCTCTTGTTGAGCCGATCCTGAAGCTCGATCAGCTTTACCCCGATCCGATCGTATTCCGCCTCACGTGGTGAGAACTGATCAAGGGGTATAGAGCCGGAGAGAGGGGAGGGTGGTATTTACCCGCCCTTCCCTCTCTCATATACACAGCACAAGGACAAAACAAGAAGGAGTACACACCATGGGCCAGCGCGGCGTACACGCCACGATCAACAAAGACGAAAACACAGGTCGTTTCGTCGTCCACCTCACCACTGTTCAGTGGAGTCTGTACATCGCTGAGATCATCAAATTCGCGTTGCAGCACGCAGGCAAGGACGGATACAGCCAGACTGAGTTCCTCAACTGTCTTAAAAAGACGGTTCGAAGCATGTCACACATCAGTGCATTCGATCTCATGGATGAAGACTACAGGTTCTACAACCGTTCTCGCCCCATGGAAGGCGGCTACAGCATCGTGGCTCACAACCACGAGGACAGCAACAAGGAGTACCGTCTGGGTCTCGACCACGGTGACGGTACGTTCGCACTGACAGGCAATGCGAACACGTTCCGTACGCGGCGCTCTGCTGAGAAGTTCGTCAAAGAGCACCGACATGCACAGGACGCAGTGTCGTACTTGTGGGATCTCGATAGCAATCTGTTCACGTTCTTCGCGGGCTGGGGCTCGCTCAGGGCTTACGACTTCGCCAGCGATGAAATTATCACGTGTCAGGAGATCACGTACAGTATCGCTCAGTTGAAGCACCCGAAGGCGTCAGTCGAATACAACGGTGCCATGTCATCGACACGGATCATCGATCTCTACGAAGGCGAACTTCCTGCGTAACAACAGAACAGAAAGGACACAACATTATGAGCTGGCTTCCTGCCATGATGTGGATGCGCATGCTGGACGATGACGAACTCGATGAGCAGTCTTCAACCGGATGCAACGCAGGGGACACCCCCGTCGTCACCGAGATCCACCCGCCCGTCACCAACGACACCCCTGTCAACAGCAACAACAACAACGCTGAGGATGCACCCACCACTGCCAACAGCACAAGCATGGCACTACATGCCATGTCAGCCGCCACATTCGCGCTATCGGCACTCCTGGGCTACATCGCCACTGAGGCAATATACAAGCGTATCCGCAATCGCAACTAAGCGCACACGTAACGCGCCAACACTGATAGCCCCCCACCAGAACCCAACAATAGAAAGAATCATCATGCTCATCGTACAAGAACCAGAACCGTTCCCCGGAGCAACATTCACCCCGTCTCCCGACTACAAGCCTCGTGACGAGCGGAGCCGACGTTACTGGATGAATTGGTCGCATATCGATTTCGCCATGTTCCACACGAAGATCAAGCACCCTGATCACACCGAGTACCAGCACTACGAGGACCGTTGCGGCTCTCTACTCGTCTACAAGGATCACGCAGAACTGCGCATCCCTCAGGGTCTTGTTCGTTACGAACTCAACCCCGAATTCATTGAGAAGCTCAACTGGATTGACTGGGAAGCAACGAAGCAGATGCGAGGGGAAAAGATCAAGCAGATCATTGATCAGATGGCCAAGCAGCAGAAGCAGCCTGTTGCTGATCTGTCTCAGCTCAAGGTTGGCAGTGTGCTGCTCACCGGTAAGCCCACGTACGGCTACGACCAGTACAGGTTCCGTCGAGAAGACACTATCGTCTTGGGTGTCACCGGATACCGCGCGTGTGATAGCTACTTCAAATGCATCGGTTTCGAGAACTTCTTCCCCGGAGAATCCTGGGGCACACACTTCTCGGGCTGGGCGGGCATGTCTGGTGGTTACACCCGTTGCAACACGTACAACGACATCCCGACTCTTCAGAAGAACGCGAACCTGTATCTCGTGCAGGAAGGCACGGGCAAGACCTGGGCGGAGTACGGCTCTAAGAATAACCCCTATGTTCCGCGCGATGTACTCTCCCGTGCCCGTGCAACGAAGAACATGGTCGATGACTACCTGCGAGGCGTCGGTATGCCACGCAACAACCGCCGTGTCGAGCAGATGCTCGGCATCGGGTACTGACCAGACATCATAAGATAAGACAAGGCAGGAAATATGCTGAACGCTATTACCCACTGGATCTTTGGTGACATCGAGCATCTCGATCCAGCCGAGGCAGGCGCGCTTACCATCACGAAGCAGGACATGATCTGCATCGCCAAGGCAGTGCTTGTCGCAAGCGCGATCATGGCGATCGTCATGGCACCTGTTGTCCTCAACCTGACGCTATCAATCTAAATCACAACACAAAAAGAGACAAAAGGAGACAACACCATGGGTGTACTCGGCCTTCTCGCTCTCCAGCGAGTAAACGAACTTGAAGAAGAGCTTAATCGACTCAAGAAGGAACAGGGGCTGACTGATCAGTCTGAATCCGATACCGACAAGATGCAGATCACAGAGAATGACGTGAAGGCGCTCTTCGCTACGATCGCCTGCGTGGTCGGCGCCCTGCTCATCGCGGGCATTGGCCTGGCACTATGGTCCGCACTCCATTAACAGGCTCGCTGACTCGCTGCCGCACACTTCTCTGCCCTCTCTCCACCCTCTACTCTCACGCTCTATCACCAGAAAGGTCACGCAACCATGACTGCACCCGCTCACCCTCTCCTTCACAGGATCCTCTCTGCAACAAACACCCCTTGGAACGACTGGACCTCATGTCTCGTCTACCACCACAAGGTCGTCAACGAGATGGCTGACTGGATGGAGCGAGCACATCGCTTTGAGACGATCATGCTCGGTCATATTTACCCTCAGGTTGCCGAGATTGCTCATAGCGATGCTGAGTTCGAGCAGATGATCAATAAGGTGGAACCGGACGTTCACACGATGGCTATCGCAGATAAGCATGATCGTATTCGCTGCGAAAAGGTCATCATTGCATGGGACAAGCTCTCTGGACTTGTCCGCGAGACTCTCAGCAAGCAACCTACACGAGAGCAGATCGATGCGCTTCTTGATCGATGCTATGAGATGAGGGACGATACATCGCTTGATCCCAAGACTCGACAGGAAGCGCAAAACACGACCTACGCACTGAACAGGGTGCTGTGGGATTGGAATCTCTCCACCGCGACGATCACGCCTCTCAGGTTCTACCCGAACCGAGATGCGCGGTTTGATCGGTACAAGATCTCGATCTGAGTAACAGCACCCCCCCCCCTGGGATAGAGACAGTATGTGATCAGCACGATCACGGGTGTGTCTCAGAGGGGTTAGTTTTCTGCTCTCCTGCCTCTCTTTCTCTTTTCATCCCTCTCCTATATATAGGGCATTTATCAATGCCCCGAATCTTGCACTGATAGATACTCTCTGTTTCTATCTCCACACCCTCTTCTTACTTCTCACTCACAACCACAAAACAAGGAAAATCATGAACGTCAATCATGAACTCGCCCATTCGTACATCAATGCGCTGTCCTGCACCAAGGAGGGAGCTGAGCTGGTACAGGCTCTTGAAGCCGTGCGTTACTACCACTCGAATGGGCGCACGGCTGAGCTGGGCAACGACGGCGTCCTCGTCACAGCGATCGACGCATACGTCGATGACATTGTGATGGGCATCATCCTGTTGCCTGGCAAGAAGGACAAGCTCACCTACCAGAGCGCCGACTGGTGTGACAACACCATCAAGGGTGCTCTGTTCTGGGAAAACGACCACAGCTACCCTGTGGTGATCCCCTACGAGCTCGCCCAGTGGGCCGCCGAGTGCATCATTGAGCGCAGCGACTACAGCCCGATGCCTATTCGGGACACCAAGCCGATACTCAACACCGTTGATGTCATGCCTAACATGTACGTCCACATGCCGAAAGATCTCAAGCTTCCCGGCCTCACCGTCGACAAGCACGCCAAGCGCAAGGCCGTGAAGTCTGAAGGCTATGTTGCCGAACCCGGCTACCACATCACCCATTTTGTCTTCCAAGACCCGATTGTCGAGGGATACGCATACGACGCTCATGTGATTTACGGAGCATCTGGTGGAGACATCGCCTATGCTCTCGACATTGTGGATGCACTTGATGTTGATCATGACATCGATGACATCCTGACCGGCAACCACTTCTGCTTCACCGTGGAGCATGTGGAGACATGGCGTGCCATCTGCCAACTGAAGAGCGATCTCAAGCACTGGAAGTACTTCGATGAATGTACGCTTCACCAGTGCGTGAAGCATGTCATCGAAGACAACTACAGCCCCGAAGACATCTGATCAACAGGATGTGACAGGGCGGGTAGCGCCATTGCTACCCGTCCTGTCAACACCCATCTCCATCTCTCAGAAAGACTCGAAACAATGAATCAGTCATCTATTATGAACGACATCAACGCAGCAGCGCAGGAGCTGCTGCGCGACCAACCCATGATCATTCCGATCGCGGGGGACTTCACCATCGTACAGATGACCCGACTCACACCCACAACGATCGACTACAAGGTTTTCGCCTCCCGAACCTTCATCGCGACAGTGCGACTTCGTCCTGATTACGACCCGTTTCGAAACAAGCCGCCACAGGTCTTCATTGTACCGGGTGCATTCAATCACGACGAGACGACATCAGCACATCTGCGCAAACTCATCAACGCGATCTATGTCGCCGCATCGCCTAACTCCGACCAGAAGGCTATCCAGACTCTACGCGACGAGAACGTTAAGTACTGGGGCGACGATCCCATCGAGCTCTGAACCAACCCACTCTCACCCACTACCCACTCAACCAACAACGACACATACAAGGATGAATCATGCCCCGTCGTAACAAGCGTTCCCACAACACTGACACGTCTGCTGCTTTTGACGCCCTCGCTCTGAGCAGTCCCACCCACGCAATCATGATTGGGTGCACGTGCCCCTACGGCCCCGGTGGCCGTGATTGTACATGTTGCGGCGATGCGCCCGGCAAGGCCAGGGTTGCTGCTCGCCGCGCCAAGAAGCGCAGCAAGCGTCAGGAACTCAGGTCCTCGCTTAAGGGGTACTACCGAAACCCCAGTGAATACTACGACTACGAGTACGCCAACTGAGCGGCTGAACTGTAGCTCTGCGATAACCCCTCTGAAGCAACATGCCTCAGAGGGGTTATCCGTATCTCAACACCGAAAGGTCACACAATGACAATCAGAACCACCCTCACAGAAATCTACCCCGATGGCCAGTTCATGGGTACCAGGCGACTTGGGACGAAGTATGTCCTGAGCCGTGGAATGCGAGGTTACTTTGTGAGCAACCACCTCACGGGCAAGGTTGTGTGTACCTGGGATACAAACGGCATCCTGTACGCCACCACTGATGAATTGTCGCCATACGAAAAGCGGCTCATCACGATGATCCTGAAGATTTGGCGAGGCACGCCTCGTATCAAGTGGGACACGTGGGACCGATACGCACAGCGCATCAACGACAGATGGGGCCACCAGTACGCGCTGGTGAGCGTACCCTGACAAAAACATTTCAAAACACACACCAAGAAAGAAAAACATGAAGGAACTTCGATTCAGCACCAAGGATCTCAAGCCGCTGGCGGATGTAGGAGCCAAAGGCATCTACAGTGAATGGCGAGATACATACATCCTGCTGAAGGATGACAGGGTCATTCACATTAAGAACAGCGCTAAGTACTCTGATCGATGTGTCATGAACTACAACATCGGCCACGTGGTTGATGAAGGCTGGTTCTACTGGGATTTGGAGACCGAGTACCGAAACGATTACAGCTACGCGGATCATTGCAGTGTCACGTATGGGCGCGTTGACTTCCGAATCGGACCATACCGGTACATGCAGTTCTCTGAAATCCGTGGTAGCGGAGCTCCCTTTGGGAAGATTGTCCAAATCTTCCTATACGAAAACGAGCAGGAATGCTTCGGAGACAAAGCTCCTGCCATTGAGTGGCTTCACTAAGGAAGACTCTGCTGACATAGCTCCCCTACCCCTACCCTCTCTCAGAGCAGTGTGGCGACACACGCTCAACGGAGAACGAGGCGAGGTGGGGGAGCTATTTTTTCTTCTCTCACCACTGTGTCTTGTTAGCAGGACATCTTCGATGTCCCGATCGCAGAACTGAGTCCTACCCTCATCCACAATTCACACTCAAAGGAAACAACCATGTTGAACCAAGTCAACCACGACGCCGCGCACTACATGATCCAGGCTCTGTCCATGACAAACGCGGGAAGCGATCTCGTCAAGGCGCTTGAAGACATCCGTTACTACCACAAGGCAGCAGATGTCTACGACCTCGGCTACGGTGGCATTCTCGTTGAAGCATTCGACGAAGACTCAGACGGCGACCATTACTGGGAAGGCTCTGTGCTCATCCCGTCGAGGCGCGACAGGCTGATCTACAAGTCGGCGGCGTACCAGGACGAGCCCGTCCAGGGCGCACTCTTCTGGGGCTGGAACACAGATGGCTGTGTCATCATTCCCCGTATTCTCGGTGAGTGGGCAGCTGAGTGCGCTCTCGCGCATGCGACAAAGATGAAGACTGTACACTCGCCCGCCGAATGCCGTCCTGTGGCATGCACTGTCGACTCTGTCGACTCTGTTGGGTCTGCTGACAACGCAGACAAGCTGGGTGAGATGGCTGTCACAGCACCCGTGGATCAGATCAACTTGCCTGGTCTCACCAAGGACAAGTGGGCTCACAAGAAGGCAGCTGAAGCTGATGCGGAGCGCCGCGACACATCGTGGGATTTCCCGTCGCTTATCATGCCGGGTTACATCCAGGACTGCGCAACAGTGTACGGCGTGAACATCAACAGGATTGACTGCTTGGACGTGTGGCCTACCCCGCTGGAGGATCTCACACCGGAAAAGCTGTGCGATGAAACGTCATGGGATTACAGGCCGTCGATCGTCCTGAGGGCCGCCTGTCAGATCATGAGTGGTATGACACAGTGGGAGTACTTCGATAAGTGCACCGCGTTGCAGTGCGCGAAGCACCTCATCGCACAGGACTTCCGCCCTGTCGATCTGTGATCTGTGACGAGATCCTGGCCCAACAACACAGATAGCCCCTCTGGGACGTAGCCTTGCTTGTTAATAAACAGGCATCGGCGCTGTCTCAGAGGGGCTATGTTTTCAGTACGCGACTCTACTCAGGGTAGCCAAGCACGTCTCGATCGATCTCGTTAATCAGATCGTCAGGGATAGCATCAACGCCGATCCGATACACGTTGTCCAGACGTGAGTTATAAATACCCAGGTACTTGAAATCATGCCACCACGTAAGAGGCGAATGAAGGCGCTCACGCCAACCCATGAGCAACTGGAGTGTCTGCGCCTCCGTTGGACGCAACGTCGATACATTGAGATCCCAAAGCGTATCGGACACTGGCGACTTCACGTCATAAGCATCAAAGAAACGGAGCGAGCGTTTGACCATCGTCCTCACGTTCTGGATCGTTGCTTCATCAGGGTTAATCTCTTCAAGGGGTCGATAACTCTCAGAATCAGCAAGAAATCGATCACCAAACCCAGACAACTTCAAGGCATTGATGATAGATCCATCATCCAAACCGTCGATGCCGTCGATAAGATGCTGCGCCTCGACCGCAATCGCATCCCCTCCGAGGCGTCGCGCCAAAAACAGTGGGAACCCAAAGACTGACTCCGTGGACTCCCCTGACATAATGCGAGCCATATAGCCAACAGCCGAAGCGACCAAATCAAGACTGACATTCTCTTCTGGATTCAATGCATCACTACCATCACCTAAAGATGTGACTTCAAACGGCTTCGGTAGAATATGGCCAACTTCTGGCTGCTCGATGTGCTCTGATGCGGAACATCCTGTAGTACTCATGATTAACCCTCCTTGGTTCGTGAATTTTTGCTGTGAGGCTAGACACCTCACCTCAATGAGTATAACCCCCCCCCCTTCTCGTGTTGTCTCGCTCACCCAGAACACGAAGACAGGGCATCTATCGATGCCCCGAATCTTGAATTGATAGAACTCTCTACCTCTCTCGATCCGCAAAGGAACCGAACCATGCTGAAGAGCAAGCTCACCAACCTCTATGAGTGGATCTACGCTGACACCACCCCTGGCCTCAGGTTGTTCGGTGTCACGCTCGTCATGTGGTGTGCGATCTTCCTGACCGCCAACACCATCGCTTACTTCGTGGGTTGATCACTCTAATAGGAGTGCTCACCTACGCAGATAAACCCACCTAGCCTTCCTTCCCTCTCTAATCTCGCCTAATCCCCTCTAAACCCTGAAAGCCCCTGCGGGTCTTCGCTGTTACCAGCGTTGACGCCCGCAGGGGCTTTCTTTTTTCAGCTCACAAGCTATGCATGTGGCTCACAGGATCGATCTGTCACCAGAACCACCAGCTGGTGATCCAGCCACAGAAACTTCGCCACATGACAACGACCGGGCGATACCACGAGGACATACCCGTGTTCGCCAAACGATCGGGACGAGGCTTCTTGGGTTTCGGCTTCTGAGGCTGAGCAGACTGCTGCTGATCAGACTGAGCTTGCTCAGCTTGCTGGTTCTGCTCAGGCTGAGTCGGCTGTGCCGGAACAGGAGCTGGCTGGGAGGGTGCCGGGGATGGCTGTGCGGGCTGAGGCTTAGCCGGGGTGGGCTTAGCAGGTGCCGGGGTCACAGGCTTCGGCTTCTCAGGAGCAGGGGTCGGCACAGGTGCAGGCTGTTCTGGCTGAGCTGGAGTGGGTGCAGGTGCTGGAGTCTCAGGCTGAGCCGGAGTCTCTGGAGTCGGTGCCGGAGTTGGATCTGCTGGCTGGGATGGATTCTCAGGTTGGGCAGGTGACTCAGGCTGCTCTGGTTGAGGCTGAGCAGGGGTCGGTTCAGGCTGCGCGGGTTGCTCAGGCGCTGGGGTCGCAGGGTTCTCAGGTGCCGGAGTGGGCTCGGGCTGGGCCGGAGTCTCAGGCTCAGCAGGCTGGGCCTGATCCGCCTCGGTCTTCGGCTCATACACACGCACGTAGTCGACATACATAGTAGAGCCAGCACCGTCCGCGCTCTTGTAATCATCAGCGAACTTGCTTGCGTCAACAAACGTCTTATCAGACCAGTTGTCGTGCTTCGCAAGATAGCTTCCGCCCACCATCTGGTTGAGCTTGAGCACCAGGTTGTTGTCTGGATCTGCAAACGGGTTGCTCGCGCCCTTCATATCCTGCATCTTCACGCGGTGAGTCATGTTCCCATCGAAGTAGAACTCGATGGCATCAGCAGTCTTGAGCACACCGTACGTATGGAACTCGCTCTGAGAAGACGCAGTGTCGCCCTTCATCATGCCTTGATGCTGGGTGGTCTTCTTGGGGTTGCCGACCCTGGGGGTATGGATGTTGCTCATCAAGAAGCTCGGGTCGTACCCCTTGCTCTCGAACACATCGATCTCACCGTTACCGGGCCAGCCGCCCTTGGTGCCAGTGGCCCAGAAAGACGACCAGGACGAACGCGCAGTCGGAAGCTTGATGCGCGCCTCGGCGTAGAAGCCAGTACCCGGCGCGGCATACAGCACCTTGCCATCTTTTGTCTTGGTCGTGATCATGCCCGACGTGAACGGTGCATCGTAGGTAGTACTACCGTCCTTGCACGTGCGTGGGATCTGCGTGCCGTCCCACTTGGTCTTCGTGGGCGAGTACCTGGCCGTCAGGTTCAGATAGCCATCTTGAACAGAGACGTTCTCAGGGCTATCGGTGTAATTCACCTGCGAACGCTGCGCAGGATCGAAGCAGCCGTACTGATAGCCCCACTTAGTGGTATCGAGCTTGTTGCCGTCGAACTCGTCGTGCCACGTCATCTTGTAGCCACTGGCCACAGACGAGGGTAGCGACGTAGTGCTTGCCGTACTCTCTGCCCCCTCTACTCCAGTAGGCGCGGCGGTTGCAGCAGAAGTAGGCATCACTGCAACAGATGCGCCCATCGCTACAGTCAGAGCTGCCATCACGGGCAGCTTGCTCAAGCCAGATCGCTGAGATCGGGCGGATTGACGAGGGATCTTCATAGAGATCGCACCTCTCTTTCAGTCTAGTAATTGATCATGATCATTGGTGTCTACATGCCAAAACTGAGCAGACAGTCAGCGCATGTAGGCCCATGGCATTATACCGTATTATGCCGTGCAGCCGAAGGCCATCAGGCGGGTAGTTACAGCATGCATCCTGACCACAAGAGCAAGACGCAAACCCCCGGACACAGGTTTCTGTGTCCGGGGGTTTTTCATTTAACGCTGCCAGTACTGCATCGCTTAACGGATCAAACTCGGAACAACGCTACAACAATGCTGGATTATTTGTGGTCACGAAAGCGCCAGCATACGGGTATGTACTACTAGGCTTTTCCTGACCTGGAAAGCACCATACACAGGCGATTCTTTGGCCCATCATTGGCCTGTCTTCAGCCCATTATCGAACCATCATTGATCCTGGCTCTTACATGCGCCAATACAGGGCCGTTATAGGGCCAACAAAGAACCAGGTAACGACCATGAGGTACCACTGGTCATAGTGCGCCCAACAATGCGCCATTATCTGGCCATCATTGGACCAGATAAAGACCAGTCACCAGCTCTGGCGCTTATCGGGTCTTACATTGGCCCCAAACTGGTCACCATTGGTCTTTCATTGGCCATTATCTGGTCACCATTGCGCCAGCTACAGGAGTCTAAGCACAGCCAGATACGCAGCCTCGTTGCACCACAGCCCCGGTTGCAGCTCTGCATTCACACAGTCATCAACCGGGGCTAAAGAGGAAGTCATCGCTGTTATAACTATGCATCACGACGTTTATTTAGGCTGTATCGACCGATGGCAGCAACACGGGCTGCAACAGCGTCTCAACACACGCTACAACGCTGTTTCAGGGCTGTCACAGCGTTGTTTCAGCACACCCTATACGAGGCACAGAACAAATAGGTTCTCAGCCTCTACGTAACATGCTAGAAGCGCACTACACAGGCTGTTACGACACTGCTACATGCGCCGCTACATACAGCCTTGTTTCATTCTGTTGTTACCCCATCTGAGACACGTTGAAACGCCAATAGTCTCAGATGGGAAATAGGCAGGCATACAACAATGACGCAACAACATGGTTTTCACACATGCAACAGGGCTCTTTCAAAAAGAACTGTTACAGCCCTGTTGCATGTGGCAGTAATACACCACCGGATAACTCAATATAAGCGCTATATAACACCGGCTGCTTCACATGCAATGAAGCATGTGTATCAGCCGGTGTTACGCGTTATCCGGTGGACTGTTAATGGAGGCTTCGCCGACATGTTTCTGCGCTCTTCAAACAGGTATAAAACAAGCGTTCTCAGACACCAGATGCAACTCCATCTGGTGTACTCCCCAGCAGCTGTTATCTCAGCTGCTGCCTCAATGTCTCAGTGCGCAGAAACAAACGTCCCTGAACCAGTCTGTCTTGTTCCAAAACAGCCTGTCTCAGGGCCTTACAGTGATGCAACGGAGCCCAGTTGCACTGTGCTCCTTGACGGCGCTGACGGGCCGTTTCACGACCCGACAAGACGGGGGTCACAACAGTGTGCCAAACCTGCGCTCGCTCGGTTCGTCACCCTGTTGGCAGCGGCTTGTGCCGCATGGTGAGACCACGGTGCCAAGCAAGCTCGGACCATGGTCTCACCTAAACCCCGTCTTAACAGGGAAAACAGGCACCCGTGGTACCACGTCTCGGAGGCGGTACCGCCTCAACGACCCGTGGTCCCACCGGGGGTGGTACCGCCTGTTTTCCCCTTCGTTGCGCCACTTTGCCCACCTTACGCTCCCTAATGGTCGCTGGCGGTGGATCGGGTAAAAAAGGGCATAAGAGGGGCTGGCTCAGTCGTACGCTACGCGTACTCCTTCGGTCGGCATAGCCGACAGCCCTTCGGTCGTGGTCTCGCTCCGCTTCGACCCCTCCCTCACCCCTGCGTCGCGATGCTCCTTGGGGCTCTTACTGCGCCTGTTTCGCTATCGCTTCACAGGCTTGCCCTCCACAGCCCCACTGGGGCTGTCTCGGGTGCCCTCTGCGCGTCTGTTCCAGACGCTTGAAACACGGCACAGACGCATTGTTGATGCATCTGTGCCATCGGGTCTTCGCGATGAGTCCCGTGTCCCAAGGCGATGGGAAAGAAATCATCGACCCTGATCTACGATTCACAAGTCGATGACTACAAACCACCTTGGTCGTATATGTCGCTGAGGGAGACACAAAATAAAGCCACACCTGCCTCATCAACATATACGATTCACGGTCTCATCACTCAGACCCTAAGAAACACCTGTTGCTCGTCACCCAACTCTTACGTTTTTGATGCTTCGCGCAAAAACGTAAGAGTTACACACAATAGAGAGCAACAGGATTCGGTAACCGTACACCCACAGGCTGTACCGAGTGTCACTACGATCACCACAGGTTCCATCACAAGAAATACAGTGACTGGAAATAAAGGGGTGGATGCACCCCATACCAACACTGCTCATGAGGTTATTAACATCTAGTGTGCAAACAAATATGCACACACTATGCGACCCGTACATAACAAACAGAATGCACAGTGGATCGCAACAACCTCATACGAGCAACAGCAAGCAGTAATAAACAAAGATCCCATCCGACATGGCGCAAACGCATCTCACTGAGACTCTCACAAGTCTCAGCACGCAGCGCATAATCAGTCGGATCAGCAGAAAACAGCAGAGATCACTGGATCGCATGTGGAACAACCCACCCCTGCCTCGGGCTGTCTGTTCCACATGCTCCGATACATCGAGTGCCACCGCAGGTGGCACCGGGCTTTTCATCGAAAGATGGAAATCATTTCAACAATGATTCCTGCAATGATTTCGTCCCAACAGATCAGCTCGCCGCTGGCGAGCCGAGCAGTTGAGAAGAGTCTTATCGTGGCCAATACATGGCCAGATAAGAGCCATGAAAAACGACAGACAGGAGCCATCTATATGACCAGCACCGACAACGCGATTACCATCGCTGTTGCGACCGAGCCCACCACCAAGGTGTTCCAGCTCGGGGAAACTGTGGCAGAGACTATCGCGCAGATGAATCTTGCGCTTCTCCCACACGTCGCCAATGACACCAAGCAGTCAATCAATGACGCAGAAGACATCAGCATCCTCACCGACATCCCCCGTGTCGAGGTCAATGTCGTCACGAACAATGCCTACCTGAATGGTTGGCTCAAGAAAAACGGGTACAGCACCCGCCTCGTTGACGATGAGGGTATTCTCAATGTCCTTAAAAACGAGGACATTATGACAACGATCGTTGTCCCAGCTGCCGAAAACCTGGCAATCAACGCAGAAGAAGGCAACATCTCTCTACCTCCCGACGAGAACAACATCCTCGTTCGCGTGCAAGACGAGATCCTGCGCCGCGATAATAACGGTAAGCGTATTCACGATACGTTTATCACGTTGATGCTCCCACCGGAGTATCGAATGACGCCGTCCAACATCGACCCCGACACATACATCCGTGTCGTGGCGATGCCCACCTACGTCCACCTCGCAGACCAAGATCCCGAGGCCAACACGGACGCCTAATCAATATCCCTTGATGATGGTGACCATGTGGCCAAGGTAATCGCCCCACACCCGAACCACATATCAATCACCATCATCAAGGAGAAAACATCACCATGACTACCACTAAGAACAACCTCGACCCACGCACGTGGTCGAAGCGCAACAAGATCATCGCCGCGATCGCTGCGTCTGTTGCCGTAATCCTCGCTATCGCAGGCATCGGTATCGCAGTCTTCGGCTCGCAGTCCCACAACGCGAAGGACTGCACATCCTACCAGCAGATCCTCACCGACAAGACCGCTCAGCTGGATCAGGCGATCCAGGACGCTAACGATGCACTAAAGACGGTCGACGCGTCCCTGAAGCCCGGCGAGGGTGCTCGCCTCGCGCACACCGACGGCTTCCCTCTGTCCTCCGAGGGACAGACTGCCATCAACGACCTGAGCAAGGCCATCAGCGCTGCCAAGAGCGCCAAGGAGGCTGAGGACGCCAAGGCGAACGCTGCTACTACTGACAACAAAAAGAGCAAGTGCTCGGGCAAGCCCGACACCACCTCTGTTGATGCTGCCATCAAGGCCATCAAGGATCAGACCCAGTCGTTCATCGATGTGCGCGATGCGTACCGTCTGACCAAGGCCACCGACGAGGCCAACGAGCTGATGGACACTGCAAAGTCCAACCTCGCAAGCGCTCAGCAGAGCGCAGCCGAGCAGATCGCCGCTGTTGAGGCCGACCCCAACATGGAGTCTGATGCGTCCGTGAAGGCTGCATACGATGCTCTCAAGGCCGTGGAGACCGAGTCTCACACCCTGTCCACCACGGTCACGGTCACCACCTACGATGAGGCTGTGGCCTCCATCGAGAAGGCGAAGACCGTTGAGCAGAAGGCTGCTGAGGTGACGGCTTCCGTGGCACCGCTACAGGAAGCTATCACCACCTACCAGGATGCGAAGGCTGGCAGCGCCTTGAACGCTTCCACCGCGCCTGAGCAGGGTGCGTCGACGGACAACAGCAACGCCCCCGCTCCTTCATACAGTTACAACGGCAATGGAGGCAGCAGCAACAGCGGCTCGAACGGTTCAAGCTACTCCGGTGGATCCTCCTACACGCCTCCGGCTCCTGCCCCTGCGCCCGCTCCGGCACCTCCGGCCAACAACTCTGGCTCGGGTGATGGTCGCATCGACTTCGGCCCCGGACAGGCAGATCGACCTGGCTGCGTCATCATCGAAGGCCGTAGCGTCTGCTGATCAACCGATCGCACAAAGCCCCGTAGCGTGGTTCGTAACCCGCTACGGGGCTTCGTCATCACAACGTCCCAACATAGAAACCAAACGCAGAAAAGAGATCAACCCATGCTCCCATGGACCCCACCGCTATGGCTAACAGTGGCATATGTCGCAGCAACAGTAATCATCAATATCACGATACATCGTTGTAGAAAAACACTCGTTAAACGGCAAGAAGAAAAACACGAAGACGAACCTCGTACCAGAGATGTCGCGTATTGGATCTATACTGTTATCTCCCCAATGCGGACCTTAATAAACGCAATCGCGCTAACACTATTAGCTTGGCTCAGCGCTGTAGGCATGGCCTGGTTGCACGCCAACCACATCTATACATTCATGATCGTTACGTACGTGATCATTGGAGTCGGATCATCATTCGCAACACACAGGTTCCTCATTGGAGCACTAGAGTATCGATTCTTCACTAAAAAAGATCCACTCATTGACCCATACGATCAGACCATCACCCTATACGTCAAAAGATGGGTGATATTCAACGTCATCACAGATATTGTCCTATGGATACTCATTATCCCTGAGCCAATACGACAATTCTTCTCATGAAAGGATTAAAGGTATGACAACACCCCCTCTCGACATCGATGAATCCATGTTCGAGATCAGTGGCCTAGAACTGTTCAACCGTGTCCGAGAACGGATGGGATGGACCGATCAATACCTCACGGACATCAACGACGCTCAACATCCGTTGCTCAAGGACATCGATCAGATGGTCATGGCTCTGGAGATCCTGCGCTCGACCAACAAAGAGATCACCATCGTGCCGGACTTCGACACCGACGGTATCTGCGCTGGCATGATCCTTTATGCCGGTCTCAACGAGATCGGCCTCACCACCAACCTTCATGTTCCCGACTATCACCTCGGACATGAGATCCAGCCATCGGTTATCAGCACAGTCAAGCAGCAGTTCCCGGGCACGGAAGCTGTTATCACCTGTGATGCCGGAACCAACAGCCGTGATGCTCTCGCCTACGCAGACAACATCGGTCTCATCACGCTTGTGACCGATCACCACGTGGAAGAGATCAAGTCTCTCGCGCATATCCTCGTCAACCCCAACAGGATCGACGAGACATATCCCAACCGAGAAATCTGTGGAGCACACGTGGCGTACCAGGTGGTGGAACGATACGCATCGTTCTACCACCCAGACAAGCTGTCTGCCATCACGTGGCTCAAAGTCTTTGCAGGCATCGGAACAGTAGCTGACGTGATGAGTCTTGTGTACGAAAACCGAGACCTCGTGCGCGAGGCGCTCATGTTCACCAGGCTGCTCATTGCCACACCCGAGCCTGGACCCACGTACAAGAAGGTGAAGTCTAAGTACGAAGAGCCTGACGAACTCGATGACATTGAGATCGACATCGACCGGACCCCCACGTTGTTGGCCATGCTACGCGCACAGAACCACCACCCGGTGTACATGCGCGCATTCGAAGGCATGAACCTGCTCCTACAGGAGCTAGGCACAACCCATGAACGCGTCGACGAGCAGCTCTACGGATTCTCGATCGCTCCGGCATTCAACGCCACAAGACGTGTTGACGGAGACTACAGGACCGGCTTCGCAGTCTTCACGGCAGACACTCTCGATGAGCAACAAGAGGCAGCGCAACGTCTCGTTGAGTACAACGTACAGAGAAAGAACCAGGTCCGTGAAATCCTCGATTCCATCATGGATACGGATCAGCCATGGGCACCGTACGTGTTCCCCACGGATGCGCTACCAGGTATGCTGGGCCTCATTGCTCAGAACCTCATGCTCATGCACGGACACCCCGTTGCAGTCGTTCGCATCCACCCGGACGGATCATGCTCGGGTTCCATGCGGTCCCCCACATGGTTCCCCGTCATCGAGCAACTCTCATCGTTGCAAGATCCCACAATCAGTGCACAGGGTCACGAGTTTGCCTGTGGCGTGCGCGCACGCTCGCCGCAACAGCTTTATGGCGCACTAGCAACCCTTGTGCCGCAACAACGCGATGCTGTCATCGCACAAACCGGTGTGCTCATCCACTCCGATCCAGCAGCGCTCGTGTTGGGAACAGCTCCTGATGCGGACGCACCACTCGATGAGATTCGAGCGATCACGCAATACATGGACAAGGTGAAAGAGCTCGCCCCATTCGGGCACGGGTTCCCAGCCCCACCTGTCGACGTGGTCATCAACCTGTCCGTGTGCTCGATTCACACGATGGGTGACCACAAGCAGCACCTGAAGATCATCACGCCTGAAGGTGTTGCGCTGCTGTGGTGGAACCGATCGGATCTCGCGCCCCATCTCACTGAACGGAAAAACAGCGTCGACGGGGCAGACATGATGTGCCGTCTCAGGGTGGCGTTGGGCCTCAACACCTTCGCAGGCCGCACCACCCTGCAAGGGATCGTTGACCATGAGGTGGAGCAACCAACACACAAAGACCAAGAACAAGAAAGGACGCCATGATCACACTAAAGAAGGCCATCTACGAAATGTGGGATGGTACACGAGAAAGCCGAGAGAGCCGAACAGGTCTCGTGGTCATGGCTTTTATGTCCATCTTCGCATACGCGGGAGTCATGGCACTCGCCTACACGATCGTTGGAAGACCGGTATTCGCCGTCGCCTATACCAACGCATTCGCAGCAACGTGCGTCATCTTCTGGAGACGACGTAACAGCGCAGCTCCGATGATCAAGAAGCAACGCATTTCAACCGTGGAATGCGTCATGGTGCCTGTTATCACCATCGTGATGACTCTCGGCTCAACCGTTCTTGCCCTGTGGGTCAAGCAATCGTTGAACTACCCATCACCCATGCAGAAACTCAGTGAAACGACACCGGCTATCGCCATTGTCATCATGAGTCTCATCATCGCCCCGATCGGTGAAGAGGCCCTCATGCGAGGATTCATCTACCCGGTACTCAGGCGAAAGCTATCGGTGACATCGACAATCGTGATCACGGCACTACTGTTCGCTATGCTGCACGGAAATCTCATACAGGTCATCCTCACAATCCCACTAGGTATTGCCCTCGGGTATCTGTACGAGAGAACGCACAATCTCCTTGCGTGCATCAGCATGCACATGCTGTTCAACGCCACAGCATTGTTGCTACCAAGTGTCCATGTCGGAAGACTGGATGCTGTAGCAGCCGCATCGCTCATTGTCATCACACTGGGTCTATGGATGTACATCCCACGCATCCGAGCAAAACACACAGTAGACACGCTGATGAATGAACTGTGAACTGTGATGTAGACACATGGGAGGTGTGACGGTGGGTGGAGTACCCCCGTCACACCTCCCGGTTCGTACACGGTACGAACCGGGGATTGGAATGAAGAAACAAGTTTCATCATTCATTTCAATCTTTTAATATATCTTCAACCAGAAAGGAGGATTGTCATGATCATTCAACGTGGACTCATCTACGACAACAAGCAGAACATCGTCATCCCGAATCTGCCCAAGGATCTCGGTATGTCATGGAATCCTCCGAAGCCTGGAGAAGGTATCGAGGGTTTCGACGGCACGCCTGGTGCAATCCTGCGCCACGTGGTCTACAACCGTCTCCCCAGCGAGACGAAGCAGGATCTCCTGGACAACTGGCAGTACCGCGAAACAAAGCGCCGCATCCGCGATCGACGCGGTGTGCTCATCCGCGAGCGCATCGTCTTCCTGAAGAGGGCTCGCGTGTACGCTGCGGAGTTCATTTATGCGCTTCCAGACACGAACTCTGTTGAGTTCAAGCTCTGGGTAGAGCGTCAGAACCACGGTGGCCTCACCCGAGCTGAGTTCCTTGCTCAGCAGAAGGCTCATCGTGAGCAGCTCGCTGACAGGCACTCCCTACGGTGGAACCCCGCCAAGCACCGCGCCAAGAAGCAGGCAAAGTACCGTGCGCGTGCTCAGGCAGCGTGACCACAACGTAGACTCACAATCTCGGGATCGTAAAAAGCGATCCTTTCGCGAAAAGAACAGGGGCCATCCTCACCGGATGGCCCCTGTTTTATTGTGATGCGACTTCTCCCCAAAAACACGAACGGGAGCCGTCCCACCAGCTCCCGTTCGTCTCACGTTGTGCGGTCCCACATCGTCCCAGATCTTAGAGGTGCGTTCCACGAACCCGAATCAACCTGTCGACGACAGTATACACGCATCTAAGTAACATACGCAACGCCAATAATCGCAATGACAACTAGGCCGATTGTGATCTCCGACATATATTGGTAAATAATCGCACGCAACACCGAAACAGCACTGTGGCCGCGATCACTAGAGACTCGACAAAGCAAGGCTTGTAGCAGATGTTACGACAAAAACCGCTACATGCTACGACCCTGCTTTCCTTGGAATACCAAGGAAAACAACATGTGTAGCAAAAGCTGCTACAGAACCAAAAATAGCCGCTACGGCACTTTCGCGCATCATTGCAACGAAAAGTACCGCTCGTAGCAGATGTAGCAGCTTTTTCGACCCAAGTCTTCAGGTGCGCATGCGCGTATGTGCGCGTGATACACGCATCCTGAAACATAGTCAAGTAATAATCTCACGATACGGAATACATCGATTCTCAGGGTTGACAGATACAGCTTCTCCAGGTATCACACGCGCGTGTGCGCACATGCGTGCATAGCAAGGAAAATACCTGCTACATCTGCTACAAACCAGGTTTTCCCTTGAAATACCAACGGTTATATATGTAGCAGATATTTATTAAAAGTAATTCCCAATAAGAACTTTCTCGTGTAATACCGCCGAAAAACCCTGTAGCAGATATTTTTCTATATCTGCTACATCCAGAAGAAAAACTGCTACAGGCCCCTCTCACGGCATCCACCAACCTACCCTCATGAGCAATGCGCTCCGCTGAAGAGGCTCCACATCCCCGAGAAGGCCCCCAGGCGCGTCTCTACGGCCCTGGGAGACAAAAACCGGCACTCAGATGCATTGAGGTTATTTCAGAGCCCCACAGACGCATATAGGGCACATGAGACCCCACACTCCTGTAGTCTCTCTGGATAACGCGCTACCGCGCGTCGAGAGACAACGGAAGATGACGACCGGTAACATGGTCGTTGAACACCGTGCGCAGCTTGCGCGGTAACCCCATATGATGTACGATTCCTCTGGCGTACGAGTACTTCCCTGTATCCCACATGCGCGGCAGTCCCACCGCTCGTGCTCCTTAGAATTGAAAGAAGGTCCCACATGCTGCACTCCACTAACGCCGCATCCAACATGACGAGGATGTGGCTTCAATGACGACAAACACCGCCTCTACTACCTCTGCCCCTGCTCAGAAGCAGGCAAAGCCTAGTCAGGCTATGTTGCCGCCGCGCAACCAACTGATCTCTGATGAGGTCGAGCTGTTTTTTGCCACACAGAACCAAGAAGTCCTTGATGCGAAAGGCGTTGAGTTCCAGCTACTCAACCGCATCAACAACCGGTTGATCGCAGAAAACGCGAACTATGAGCTCAAGGGCACACGAGCCTTTCAGACACTGAGCGCACTCTCACCGGCAGTGATCGCCGATTGCATGCTCCATCGCAACCGGGTCGTAAATATCATGCTCTCGGATAAGAACACAGATCCCAATTACGACGTGCTCGCCGTATACATGAACCACGGTCCAGATACCGGCATTTACGTCACTGATGAAGTCTCTATCCGAGTACTTGCCCGTGAATACAACTACTCAATTTCACCTAAAGAACTTGACCACGTGATCGACATGCTCAGGGATAATGCTCCTCGCGTCATGGTGAACACCAACCGCGATCTCGTGGCAGTTAACAACGGCATCTTTGACTATAAATCAAAGCAACTGTTGCCGTTCACACCTGAGATCGTCTTTACCGCGAAATCTGCGATCGACTACAAGGACAACCCAGTCAACCCCGTCATTCATAACGATGCAGACGGTACCGACTGGGACATCGAATCGTGGATGGATGATCTCAACGACGATCCCGAGATCGTGAACCTCCTGTGGGAGATCATGTCGGCCATCATCAGGCCAAACGTCGCTTGGGACAAGACTGCATGGCTTCTCTCCGAAGTTGGCAACAACGGTAAAGGCACGCTTCTCACGCTCATGCGTAACCTGTGCGGTGAGCGTGCGTGGACTTCTATCTCCGTTGCCGATTTCGGCAAGGATTTCCACCTTGAGCCTCTCATCAGGACCAACGCGGTCCTCGTCGATGAGAACGATGTCGGTGAATATGTCGATAAGGCGGCAAATCTCAAGGCTGTCATCACCAATGATGTCATCTTGATCAACCGCAAGAACAAGACCCCTATCGCATACCAATTCAGGGGTTTCATGGTGCAGTGCGTGAACGACACGCCTCGGTTCCGAGACAAGTCTGGATCGCTCTACCGTCGGCAGCTCATCATCCCGTTCAACAAGTCATTCACAGGTGCTGAGCGCAAGTACATCAAGCAAGATTACATGCACCGCACCGAGGTGTTGGAATATGTCCTCCACCGTGTACTGAGCGGCAACTTCTACGAGCTGTCTGAGCCTGCTGCCGTCAAAATGGCGCTCCATCGGTACAAGATCGAAAACGACCCCATCAGAGCGTTTGTCGAAGAGTTCCTCGATCGCATGGTCTGGGATCTGCTCCCATGGCGATTCCTCTACGCGCTCTACCGAGCGTGGTTGGTCAAAGATCAGCCATCGAACCCGCCTTTGGGCTACAACAAGTTCGTCCAGCATCTGACACTTGTGCTTCAAGACACGCCCGATGAGGGTAAGAACTGGATCGTCACACCAACGGCCACACGCACCAAGAACCGCATTGTTGGTGATGAACCACTGGCTGTCGAGTACGATCTCCACGATTGGATCGACATCCAACCAGCCGGAGGCTCTATGCGCAAGATCGGTATCCCTCACAACATACCGATCTCCACACGAGGACTCCTACGCGCCACTGTTGCCTCCACTACTGGATCAACAGATGACGATCAAGACGACCAAGGCAGCACTCATGCTGTGAACTAACCATTCAGACACACGACCCCTGCTCCCCCCACATACAAACTGGGACGAGTCAGGGGTCGTGATCCATTTATTCAACCGTGAACACCGCAATTTCCCCAGGTGTTCAGAAAGGATCCCCAATGATTCTGGAACACACCACCCACGCTGGATACATTCGTCAAGACGATGTGTATACAGATCCCAACGGCGTCAACTACACCGTCTACCAGGACACTGACGCCGACGATCCCAGGTCGTGGCTCACACACGAAGAAGCGGCTCTGATTGTCATCAACGACGATCGCAACACGCGAACCGACGACATCAATGACTACAATGACAACCCGGTCATCAACGATCTTCTTCAAGTCATGGAGAAACATGACATCGATGATCCAAGCGGCATCTCGTCCGAGTGGTTGGAGGGATGGATCCATAACACCAAACCCGATCATCCCTCATATGACATCGAGATGATGACAGTTCACACCAGCCAATCCAGCTGGTTCACTGTCATCGCAGCAGTCAAGGAGGGTTACGGTTCAGCTCGTAGCCACATCGACACCTTTGCCGCATGGGCGCGTGGTGACGTGTGGGTCGTATCGCCCGATCACCCCGATTACGACACACTGTGCGGCATCTACGCCGATGATCCCGAAAGTGCCGCCAAGCACTACATCGAGAACTACATCCCGTATGAGCCACCTCAGCTAGAGACGCTCTTCTGAACGACATATCACAACGAAAGGGGGGGGTAGCTCATATGAAGCGAACCACCTATAAAAAGGCTCGCTTTGTCTTTTGGGACATCGAGTCACTGACAAATGTATTCACCGTCGCTTTCTTCGACCGAGAAACCCGTGCTCTCGACGTGTTCTATCTTGTCGACGTGGGCACTCCCGTCGGTGATGCACTGCGTCAACACGACCTGGACCACCACACGGTGCTCATGGCTATCCTCAAGCGCAATCCGGCATGGGCTCGCCTGTGGAAGCCAGACGAAAACCCCATCCTACGGTTGCATAACCTAAGTACGTGGCAAGCCAACCACACTCTGGCTCACATCATTGGGCTCAGCGATGCAGCTTCTGTGAACGACCCACGTTCCCAGAGCACGTACCTGCGAGAGTATCGACCTGTGTGTGACACAGATCCGAACTACGATCCTGAGACTCATCCGTTCGTGTGTGGCTACAACTCCGCCAACTACGATACGACCCTCATGGCCATCTATCTCGCAAGCGTCATGGAAAGCATTCAAGAGCCTGTCCGCCAGGCCCGTGAGCGTGCCATGCTCGCCTCGACAGACGATGAGAAACGTCGTATCTACGAAGAGATGATGGACACATGCAAGCTTGCGTTCCAGCGCACCACACCTGTCACTGCCGCTGAGATCCGTCGACACAACGACGCGCTCTTCACGGATGAGTACATCCGTCAGATGCCGTCGTACCTCACCTCTTCTGCTGTTGCTAACGGTAAGGGCTGGGACGGAACGGCAAACAAGGTCAGGCGATCTATGCTTCATTCCGGTAGGCACCTAGACATCGCACGCTTCAATGAGAAGCAGCAACGTGTAGGTCTCAAGCGCCTGCTTGGCATGTTGGGTTATCAGATCCTCGAATCCGATCGACTGAAGCATGACTCGATCATCGAGACGATCGATGACCTCGTTGAGCTCATCGCTTACAACGTGAGCGATGTCGTCAACCTGGCATACCTCGCTGATCACCCGACGTACTCAGGTGGTTTCGACCTCAAGCATGCGCTCATGGTCGACTATCCCGAGACTGTCTATCAGGCTGTCGATGGTTCCAAGTCAAAGCCAGACTGTCGGCCAAACCGCGTTCGGCGCGATCGCCTCACCCCTGACTCCACCTCAGCCAAGTTCGTTGCGCGCGTTCTCGCACCCTACGAGAGGCTGAAAGACATCAAAACGGTGTCGTTCATGTATCCATCCAAGCAGCGTGCTCAGGAGCTGGGCATTGAGCAGTTCGACGTTCTCGAACTGGCCAAGAGCTTCTTCTACGAGAACATCGAAGACGACCGCGCTCGCGCTGCTTTCGATGAGGTGTATGAATACTACGCGAGTATCCGAGGCAAGAACTTCAACGGGTCTAAGGCATACGCAGAAGACTACAGTCTGGATCCAGACTGTAACAATGTCGACGGCGATGGGGTCATCGGGGCCTACCGGCTTAATGAGATCCCCAAGCGCGCCACCAACGTCCCCTACTTCCGAGCGGACGGCACGCCAACATCATGTTTCGCCACGTTCTCAACCGGTGGCATCCATGGTGCCGAAGCAAACATGGTCCTCTTCCAGGACCACAACGCTGAGGCAAATGCTCTCCGAGATCTCATTGACGCAGTCATTGACACTCTCCAGGTTCGGAATCTACCCGAACCAGAGCAAGCCATGGCCATCCGCAAGAGCATTCGTGTCACTCTGCCAGATAGTCAGGGAGGGCAGGTCATCCCCTGGCAGCAGGTCTTGATGAGCAAGTCGTCGCCCAAGCCGGAGCGAGGTGCATTCTTCAAACCGGTACGCAACAAGGAACTCTTCATCAAGCGTAGCGACGGGTCGACCAAGCTTGATCCCAAGTACGCCATGACATCGGTTGCAAAGGCTGTTCACGAGGACTTCTCGTCGTACTACCCCTTGCTGCTCACCAACCTCTCCGCGTTCTACAACGAGGCGTTGGGTGAGGACCGCTACGGCAAGCTCTACCTCGACAAAGAACGGTTCGGTCAGCTGATGAAGGATCCCTCCATCACCGCTGATGAGCGAGACATGTTCAGCTCCAAGCGAAGCGGTGTCAAGCTGCTGCTCAACAGCGCTTCCGGCGCAGGAGACACTGAGTTCGAAGGCTCCCCCATCCGCATGAACAATATGATCATCTCCATGAGACTGATCGGCCAGTTGTTCTCCTGGATGATCGGACAGGCTCAGACTCTTGAAGGTGCTCGCATCATCTCCACGAACACCGACGGTCTGTACTCAGCAGACATCGACCTGGAGACAAACAACAGGGTGCTCGATGAGCAATCTGAGCGTATCCATGTCTTGATCGAACCCGAAGAGCTCCTTCTAGTGTCCAAGGACTCGAACAACCGTATCGAGCTGGCTGTACCACCTGCGTATGAGGACGGTACCGCGAAGCCTCAGGATGCAAAGATTCTCAGCGCGTCCGGCTCATCTCTGGCATGTTGGCGCAAGCCATCGCCCACGAACTCGTTGGCTCACCCAGCCGCGCTCGATCGAGCAATGGCTGTGTACCTACGAGCAATCGCGGTGACGAACCCTGAGCTCATCAACAAGCCAGTTGACCCAGATACTGCGCGAGACATCATGACGGCGATCGCGCATCAGGAAGACAGCGTGGAAGCGTTGCTACTCTTCCAGAACGTCATCGCAGCCTCTCCTGGTATGCTCACGTTCCACTACGCGGCAGATCCCATCCCTGTGGATCAGGAGGATTCTCCTGAGCTGGCAGCTCGCAACCCGCGAGCGCTCCAGCACTACAACCGGGTGTTCGTCGTCAAGCCGGGCACCGAGGGCGCAGTCTCTTTGCGTGCAGCCGGTGCATGGAAAGTCAACGCCACAGTGGCCCAGTCGCGCAAGAAGCGCGGCGACGCTCCCGTGGTGCGCACTGACGCAACCGCCAATGCAATCATGATCGCTAACGGCTATGCGCCAGATGCAATGACTGCGCATCAGTACAGCATCCAGCAGGCTCCGGTTGATCAGGATATTTCTATCCGCAAGATCACCGGTATCGAGCCTACCTGGCACATGATGGTTCTCAACGAGGATCTCATGTGTCTGAGCGAGGATCAGCGCCGCGCTCTCATCGAACAACTGGATCTGGATACCTATGCCCAGATGTTCTGTGATTCGTACGAATCGAACTGGATGAATACGATCCCAGAGCAAGAGCCGGAACAAGAATAAAACAACAGGAAGGAGTACACATGCCCAAGCAGGTACGTGTCCGAGGCCATACCCTCATCGCTGAGGGGAAGCCGTTCACCAAGTGGGGTGATCGAATCTTCCCCGAAGTGGGACCGGATGACCAGACCAACGTCAAGGGTCGTGCCAAGTGTTCATGCGGGATCATGTCCGACCCCCTCACGTCAGACAGAGCCCGTATCCGTTGGCACGCTGCCCATAAGCAGGAGGTCATCGCTAATGGGTCGCCCTGAACACTATGTTGAAGGCTACCTTGTCGACGAGTGTCGACGCCGGGGGTGGTGGACTGCGAAGTTCACCTCCCCCGGTATGCGGGGCGTTCCTGACCAGATCATTGTCACCCCAGCTACCACCTGTTTCGTCGAAACAAAGAGTGACAACGGCTCTCTCAGACGCCAACAGATCCGAGTCATCACACATATGCGCCGTAGTGGCGCACGTGTATATACAGCTCATACGCGACAAGAAGTCGACAACATTATCCACGAACTACAGCTGCTCAATGACCAAACAACGTAAGGAGATACAACCTATGACCGACAACATTACTATCGATCGAGAGTTGCTTGATGCGACGATGGACCACGATGTCATCGTGTTTACCAAGTCCAGGTGCGTCCAGTGCGATCAGACCAAGCGACTGCTGCGTAAGAACAGCATCGCGTTCCATGAGATGAACCTTGAGAACGAAGAGATCCGTCTGACCGATCAACGCTACAAGACCGCGTATGAGTTCGTCACTCAGACGCTCGGTGCGCAGGCTGCTCCGGTCGTCCTCGTCAAGAACCATCGACTAATGAACGAGATCGACACGTCTATCTACATGGACGCATCATTCTGGGCAGGATTCCGACCAGACTTCATCAAGGCGATCACTCCCGATAACCAGGACTGATAAACAACAGAGAGAACACAGAGAGAAGGTGGATGCCATGGTCTACTACGAACCGCGCGTCACGCAAACCGATAAAGATCATATAACGCACAGGCTATCCAAGTACGTCATGGACATCCGCCATGATCAAGAAGCATACAAGCACCTGCATTGCTATTGGCCCGATGACCCCATCGGACCTAACAACTGCTCGTTCGATGTCATCACTGCGCCGGGATCCATCACCATCTACGGTGATTGGATGAGCGCATTCACACTTCGTCGCTACGGCGACCAGGATATGTTGCTCGACTTCTGCAATGATAAAGGTATTGCCATCGGTTATTGGGCTGAAAAGCTTGATATGAACGAGCACACAAAGAACGCAGCCATTATGGCTATCGATACCAATGCTTTCTTCGAGGACGTTAGGAATCTCATCAAAGAATGGTACGTCGACAATGAATATCCGCACAATGATGAGCGTATCAATCTCACGATGAACGCCATTCGTGAAGATGTTTCATTTGAAGACTCTCGCCATCCTTTTGAACAATTGCTCGACATCCCCTTCTATCCCGATCCTCATAGCTACCCAGAAGACATGTGTGACATCATCGATCCTGAAAATACCCCAGGAGAGCATTACACCCTCGAATGGGTTAGAACATGCATGGCTCTGCAATGGGCTTCTCGTACATACGAAGAATTGACTACGGAGGAAAAGAAACAATGCCTAATGTAACATACCTCACCGACACCAAAAGTGATCCAAAACGCCATATCATTCTTGGTGATGACACCCTATTCCCAGACTCTGCACTAAGTGAATGGTTCGCATCAGTCCGTCCTGGTGAAAAATTTATCTATTTACGCATCGCATTGATCAACGCGGCTATGCGTATGAACCGCGAAGATCGTGAACTACTTACCGACAATGATTTCATTATCACAACAATCCCTGTAATCTACAAAAAAGGAGATAGCATTTTCGCTTCTTATGACGGTTTCGAAGAACTCACACTCTACCTACCGCTTTATCATAAGGGCAAACAATGCGGCATCGACCCAGAATGCGCTGATACATACGCTGCACTATCCGTCTTTAAACATCTGGGTGAAGACGTCAAGAAATTCATCTCAAAAAATTCACCAAATTATCGATAACTGCACATGAAAGGAGGGCCTCATATGGGATTCCCGGTCCTGATGGACCAGCAAGCCGCTGCTTCGCAGTTCATCCAGACGAGACCCTACGCAGGAGTTTTCTTGGATATGTCGGGTGGCAAATCACTGGCAACGCTCCATGCGCTCTCCAAGATCCAACCGGCAG